CCGAAGGCAATCAGCGAAGCTGAGCCAAAAAGTATTTTAATTATTAACCCAGAATTAATATTAACTGAGAAAATAATATTTACAAATAAACTAATTTCCGCAAGTTATAGTTCTTTTTTCTTAGTTATTCCTGAGATTTTCTGATTTTATTAATTTTTTCCTAAAGTTTTTCTCTTTTTTTTCTTTTTTACTAAGATTTTTTCGCGTCAATATTTATTTTTTTGTTGATGTTACCAGTTATCGTAACAAAAGTTATCATTTAGTGTTCTATTTCTTAGTTTATGGTCTCAAGTAACTTTTTGTTTATAATTTTATTTCTTATTACCATTTATGGTGTAAAAAAATATATTTTATATCTTATTTTACAACTTTATGGTAACAAAATTTATTGACGCGTTTTCAACAAAAATAAATTAACTATTATGGTGCGGTTATGGTGTTAGGATTGTAAATATTATTTTCTCAGTTAATATTAATTCTGGGTTAATAATTAAAATACTTTTTGGCTCAGCTTCGCTGATTGCCTTCGGCACGCCAAAAAGTCTTATTCTCGTAACAGTTTCATATCATTGTCGTGCTTCATTATTGATTCAAACTCCTTAAAAAAATCCACCTTCTTATTCTCCAACATCTTATCTACCATATTGATCGACCACGGTCTCAGATTCTTGTCTCTCATTATCTTCGACAATAAATATACCGCCAACCGGTTATCCAATTCACCCTCATTCAATTCCGCATATCGTTCCTTGAACTGTTTATACAAATGCATGTAAGTCACAGAACATTTTATATCCAACCAACTGCTCATATGTTTATCCAAAAATCTTTTGAATTGGTCATTCTCCATCAGTCCACATAAGTCTTGAAAAAACTCATTCGTTTCCAATTTCTTTTCTCCTTCTATTAAACTAGAATTATATTCCGCAAGCTCACTCATATATATTCATTTATATTTTTCTCTCCAAATTATTTTTAGATATCTTTTTTTAGTTCTCTTTTTTTTGTAATAATTACATTTATATATTCATATTAAAATAAAATTATATATGTAATTATTAATGAATGTAAAATTGAATTCTAATTTAAACAATAATATTAATATACTAAACATGGATTCTTCTAACATTATCAACCTTTCTCAAGATATACAATTACATATTGGCGACGCCACTAAAAATAATATTCCTCATAAGTTTACGACTATATATTTTGACCCCCCATTTAATTCTGCTAGAGATTATAGACTTAATTGTAATAGCACTATTGGATTCAAAGATAAATGGACCGACACCAATTATGAAAAATTCATACAGATAAATGTAGATAAGCTCTATGATATGCTCACCAAAGATGGAACTCTCTTCTTTCATATTTCCTCTTCTTGTATGTTTATTCCTGAAAAAATTCTTAGAGCCAAATTTAAATATGTTGAACCTATCTTCTGGAAAAAATGCCGCTCCAAAAATAATGTGAAAACAAAATTAGGTTCTGTTGTTGATATTATATTCAAGTGTAATAAAAATAAAAAATGGAAATTTAATCTTGTATACCAACCAAAAGATGAAACATATCTCAAAAATTCTTTCAAAAATAAAGATGAACGTGGTAATTATGCCTTAGGTCATCTAGTCACTGAAAAAACTAAAAAAGGATATATCTATGAAATTACTATTCAAGAAAAAACCTTTAACCCCTCTTCTGGATGGAGAATTAAACAAACCGAACTTCAAAAACTCATAGATGATAATAGAATTCATATGCCTAAAAAGGCCGGAGCCAATCTATATAAAAAAATATATCTACACGAAAATCCAGGTAAACCGTGCACTGACCTCTGGGACGACATACATTCTATCTCTCAAGGTAGCGAGATTCGAAAATACCCTACCGCTAAACCTATTAAACTACTGGAAAGGCTAATTCAAATATCGTCCAATGAAAACGATTGGGTCTATGATCCTATGTGCGGTTCTGGAACTACAGCACAGGCTGCTAATAATCTAAAGAGAAAGTGTATTATTAATGATATAAATAGAGATATAATTCCCATCGTCAAAAGCAGATTTCCTAATAATAATAATCACTAAGAGTTACGTCAAAAATTTCTTCCGCTTGTTCCACTTTCTCATTATATGCTAATCTAAAATCTTTATTACTTTTAAGAATAATTTCATTATTTTTCATTAGCACTACTTTAAAAACATCTATCATTCGTTCTAGTGTTTTTGGACCTTGTGTAAATATTTCTATCGCATTATATATTCGTGTTAATGCTGCGGTAGAACGAGTTATCCGTCCCGTTAAAGACTTAACATTTAAATATTGCCTACACAATGGACAATTGTGTTTTTTTACTACCCACTGTAATATACATTCTCTACAAAACTCATGATTACACGTAGTAAGGACCTTATCTTTAATTTTCTGCATACAAATTACACACTCCGCCATTTATATTATTTTATATTAATTTTTGCTGATATTAACATAAAATTATCGTTTTTTACGTCTACGTGTCTTTTTTTTAGTGCGTCTTTTTCTGTTTTTCTTTTTATGTGTCTTTCTTTTCCGGCGACGACCACCTACTACTTTTTTTGGAATAATTTGAATTTGTATTATATTTTTGCTCTCTAGCTCTTCTATAAATTTTTTAGGTAACAATAGTTCTTTCCAGTCGGTAGCTGGATAATCTTGTAAATACAAATAATTAGCGTCTTGATGATATACATAATATTTTTGTATAAGTTTTTCGTTATCTGGATAATTTATTATTATTTCTTTCATTTTATTTTTATTAAAATCTAAATGAATAACTTTACCTATATAATTTCCTCCTCTTTTCTTACGTGTCTTTTTATTGCGGCGTCCTCCCATTACCGTACACATTCCTCCTTTATGAACCCCTGTAAATTGTTGCAACCATATTATATCATCATTTTTTATTGGTAATATTTTAGGTCCTACAAAAGAAGGCATCGTATTTTTTACTAATTCATCGATTAATTTCTTACACCCAATACATTTGCCTGATTTTTTATCCCTTCTTATTGATGGTAATTCATCAACAATTTCTTCTAGTGCTGTGCTGTGCTGTACTTCTTCTTTTAGTTTATCAAATATACTTTCTAATTCATTAAAATGAACTTCTGGGACAAAAACTGTATCTGGACCACACAAGAATTTAGGTGCGCCTCCTCTTTTTTTGCGCGTCTTTTTCTTCTTGCGTTTTCCACCCTTTTTTTTGGGTGATGAGGGTGCTGTTTCTAATTTATCACCGTTTATACTATTCATAAATTTCTTAACTTTATTATCGAATAATCTGGATTCTTTGGTTAAATCATCCGCTTCGATAAAATCAAAAGAAAAAGTATCTTTTGCTGTGTATTGTGCTAAATTCATATTTATTCTTACACCAAAATATCCACCAACAAATTGGTTATTCGCTCCATCATATAAATGTGATCTCAATTTTTTTACTTCATTTTTCGTAATATAATATTGTGATTTATTATCATCCATAAATAGGATAAATTCATCTATAAATTTTTTGTCTTCAGTATTTTCTATCAAAAATTCTGTAGGATTTCCTTCTGCCATCTTACATATTCATTAGATTTTAATCATTTGTTATCTGTTCGTTGGCTTTTTCTAAAGCATCTTTCAAGGAAACTGTATTTGCTAATTCACTCTTTATTTTCTTACGCTCCTTATTTGCCTCTTTTGGGTCACTCTTCTTAGCTAATTTTAATGTATTCTTCTGGTATAGATCCATTACTTCTGGGTCTTTGAAGTCTTCTGCGGTAATATTATCTACATCATAGGTATTTAATTTGTTCCCTACTGTTGTTATAACCTTGTCTACCATCTCACCATTCTCCTTTTTCCATTCTCCTTGGCTTTTTACATAGAATTTTCCACGTTTTTTATCACTTGAATGTATTGGGCGTTGTGTATCATCCAAATCTTCAATATTTTTTATCAATACATTTGTAACCCCTTTTGCATATCCATTTTCTAAAGCAAAATTATAGTCCTCTAATGATAATTGTATCTTTTTCACGAAGTCTTCTATGTTTAAAGCATTCTTACAATGTTCGTTCAAATATAAATTGATATTAATATTGTTATTAATAGTATTATTTGTGGTATTATTACAGTTATTTTGACTGGATATACCCCCATTTTCTCCTATATGTTTCATAACTGGTGCAACCATTTCCATAAATTGACCTTGTTTTTTAAATAACTGGGTGTTTTGTTTAATTTGAGTTTCCATAACTAATTGTAATTTTGCTTCTAATTCTTCAACTTTGGCGTTATTTTCTAAATTTACAGGCATACATTTTTTTTTATGTCGCCACAAACCATTTCTGCTCTTATATTCTTTATTACAACATTCGCATACAAAAATTTTTGCGACTTTTGTGCGAGTTTTAACATTTTTTGGTGACGTTTTGGTGACGTTTGGTGACGCTTTTTTTTTGTGTTTTTGTGTTGCTAAATGTTTTATGTAATCATTTTTTCTAGACGAATGATAATCACAACACTCACAATAAAATTTTTGCGACTTTTTGCGACTTTTGCGACTTTTTGGTGACGTTTTGGTGACGTTTGGTAACATATATATTAAATGTCCATTTTATTTTTAAGTAATTTGGGGTAAAATATAAGTCCGTAGTGCCTTTTTTTAAGCTCTGGTAACAACTTTTTTCTAAAACTTTTTAGAAATTCCCTACAACATTCTAGTGAATCGATTTTTGGGCCTAAAATGAAGAAAAAAGTTTTTTGAAAAAATCGATTTTGGACATTTTTTTTGTCCATGGTAATGTCCAAAAGTGACATATAGGATAACTTTTTGTTTAAAAAAAGTTGATTTTTCAAAATATCAAGATTTTATAAAGTAACTTAAGAATTTCAGTCCATATTATGTAATGAAAAAGAAGAAAGCAATTCCAAAAGCTCTCAGAGAACAGGTTTGGAGAAAATATATTGGAGAGAAATTTAAACATAAGTGCCATATTTCTTGGTGTAAAAATACAATTACTGTATTTGATTTTCATGTAGGTCATAATAAACCTGAAAGCAAGGGGGGCAAGCTTACAATAACTAATCTTAGACCTATATGTAGTAGATGCAATCATAGCATGGGAGCCAATTATACTATAACACAGTGGCAAAAACTAGGTGGAGAAGATACAAAATGTTGTATAATATGTTAAATCACTTAAAAAACACATTATATAATAGATTAAATGTATAGATCCAATACAGAAAAATATCAATATTTGTCTGAATTTGAAGATTATATTAAAGAAAAAATCGCAAAAAACGAAGCAATAGTTCTTGTAGATGCTGATGATGTTGCTTTTAGTAAAATCGCACAATTAGCAAAAGTAGGTAATGCTACATTGCCTTCGGGATTAAAAGTTCCTGATGGAGACTGGAAGATAGTAAATCAATATTTAGTGAAAAATTATGATGATGGTGAATTACCTAATATCTATAATTAGGAGCTAATTCAAGTTTTTCTGCTATAAATCTTCTTCGGTCTTCCTCTAAATTAGCATCGAATTCGTCGGTGAACAATTCATCGTAAACTTTCTTGGTTTTATTAAATTCATATACCCTGAAAGGGTAACTTAACATGTGACAGAACTTTGATAACATATTTCCCATTACTTACATTATTATATATATTATTTTTTCTACACTTTCTTTTTAATAAGGTATAGTTATTATTTATTTGATTTTCCTTATGAAGTCTGTAAGATAAAACAGCAGAAATAGAGAACACACTTCCCATATAAATATAGTATCGAAATTAATTAAATCTATAAATAATGTATAATGAAGTTTAGTGATGTTGCTTTAACAGTATTAATTGTATTGGCTGTAGTTATTTTAGTTTTTTTACTTTCTAGTAAAAATCCAAAGGAAGGTGTTGCGGCACCATTAATTGTTCCTGTAAGAACATTTTTTGGGTATTTAGGAGGTCGTCGTGGTGGAAATACACATATTAAAATAAATGTAAAAGGTGGTAATTCTAGTTCTTCTAGCTCATCTAGCTCATCTAGTGAGAGCGGTAGTGGAGGTAGTGGAGGTAGTGGAGGTAGTGGAGGTAGTGGTGGCTCTGGTCCTGCTCTTGGTCCTCCAGTTTTATCAGGACCAATAGGACCTGTAGTTCCTCCAAGTGGTTTAGGGCCAGTTCCTCCAGTAAGTCCATTTACAAATTATTCAGCATATTAAATTGAATTATATTAAATAAAAGTTAATATAATTATACAATAATGCAAACAACAGGAAAAAACAGAAATACAATAGACAAATTTTATACTAATCCAAGTATAGTGGATAAGTATATAGAAAAATTTAAACCTTATTTGGGTAATAATGATCTAATTATAGAACCTAGTGCTGGAAGTGGAGTATGGACTTCCCCATTACATATGTATAATTTGATAGCATTTGATATCCAACCAGAAGGTGAAGGTATTCAACAAATGAATTTTTTGGATGTTGATTTATGGGCTTTTCAAAGTAATCTTCATTTTATAGGAAATCCACCTTTTGGTCGTCAATCTAGTCTAGCCCGCAAGTTTATAAAGCACATAACTAGTTGTGATCGAACAAAAACTATAGCATTTATATTGCCGAAAAGTTTCAAAAAGGATAGTTATCAAAAAACATTTCCAGCTAATTATCATTTAGAATACCAGGATGATGTAGGGAAAGATGCGTTTTTAGCAAATGGGAAACCTTATGATGTTCCCTGTATATTTCAAATATGGGTTAATAAAGGATATGCGCGGGAAATGCCGGAAAAATTGGAACCTATTGGCTTTAAATTTGTAAAAAAGGGTGAAAATCCAGATTATTCATTAAGACGTGTAGGTGTATATGCTGGAGTTATTAGTAAAGATATAGAAGATAAGAGCGAACAAAGCCATTATTTTATAAAAGTAGAAAAAAAAAGTGATTTATTTGTGGTGAAATATCAGAATATAATATGGGAATTGAATAATACAGTAGGACCTAATTCAATAAGTAAACAGGAATTTATTAGAGAAATTAACAAGTTAACTTCTCCCTAATCCAACTTCGAATATTTTCATTAGTAGGTTGAAGCATTTCTAATAAACCATTTAAGTATAGAGCAGATTGTTTTTCGGTAGTATTTTCATCATCCATAATAAGTAATGAATTGTAAATAATTTTTAATAGTCTTTTATCATAAATATTTTTAATATTTTCAAATACGGTATCAATATTAATTGATTCTTTGGTAGTATCTTTAAAAAGGTCAGGTGATTCTAATTCTAATACGTTTTTGTAAAGTGCTAAAGTATGAGTAATAGCAGTTTGTTCTGTTTGACTATATGTTTCAATAAGTTTATTAATACCCCTAACAGCGTTAGTAAGTATAAATGTAAAGATTTTATTATTGTTTTCATCGTTTTTATACCATTTATAATATCTACGAATTGCATGAAAAAGATAGTATAAATCATTCTGAGAATCACTATTATACCATCTCCATATTCCCTGGCTCCAAGTTGGGGGATGTAAATGTAAAATATTATCACTAACGGATACTTTAGTCCCTAGTGGACTGTAGGCAAGTAAAGATAATTGAACCATAACTTGAAGAGGTTCTAATATCATATCACTACGTTCTTTTCGTGTTCCAGCTAATTCCATATTAGAAGTACTTATCTTTTTATTTTTAAACTTTTTAGCGTATTTATAAATTTTATATCCCCCTTTAATGGCTGAATATCCGGTAATTAAAGCATTCATATAAAATACTTAAAGAAAAAACAAGAGCAAATATAAATGGATTATGCAGAAAATAATAAATTAATGGAAGAAGATATAGATGAATTGAAGGAATTTATGTTTCCATTAGACGATAATCGACTAAAGGATTTTATGATGTTATCTACAGAAGACCAGTTAAATGCTATAAGTTTAGGTTCTTTTATGTTAAAAGAAGGTAAAAATCGATATATTAGTATGAAATCAGGAGAAAATTTACAATTAATGCAACAATTAAAGACGGAATACGAAGAGAAAATATTAAATAAAGACTTAACAGTAAATAAATTGAGAGAAGATATAAGAAGAATAAAAAATGGACATGTAAAGGAAATGAGTGAAATATCACAAGAAATAACAGAAAAAACAAAGGCAAAGTATCAAAAGCATTGGAATGATAAATTTGAAGAATTAAACAATCAATTAGAAGATACACAGGATAGGATGCGGAAATTAGTAGATACACGAATATCTCAAAATAACTCCCATAATGAGAAAATATTAATGATGCAGAGACAATCAACAACAGAAAAGGATGAAATAAGAAGTGTATATGAGGAAAAATTAGATGAATTAAGAGGTAAAATGGAACAAATAGTAATGATGTCTTCAAATTCAACAAAAAAGGGACAAGAAGGAGAAGATTGGACTTTTAATGAATTGTTGCGTTTATTTCCAGAGGCGATGGTAGAAGACACTCATGCACAAGGAGGAAGAGGAGATTTCATTATAAGGGACAAGTATGTAGGTATGGTAGATTCTAAAAAGTTTAAAGGAAATGTTCCAAAACGTGATATTAAGAAATTTAAGGCAGATATGGAAAATAATAATGAATATCAGTATGGTATATTATGTGCTACAGATCATGGAATAGCGGCAAAGAGTGATTTATTATTGGAATTTGTATGTGGAAAACCTATAGTATACGTCCATAATGCTCGAAATAATCCACAAAAGATATTAATGGCTTGTAATTTGTGTAAATTAATACTCAAAAATATGGAATGTTTTGACGTGACAAAAGAAGAAAATCAGCTTATTATTAAAGAAAAAACAAAGTCGTTAGTGAGAATCAAAAAGAAGATGCTAAAGAAAGTCCAAGATTTTAGTGAGAGCATGATAGAGTTAATGGATAATCAGTGGAGTGAGTTAGATGCTTTGCTAAAACAAATAAATGTAAAGTATTAATATATATGTGGTATTTTTGTAAATATAAAGATTCTTTAGGAAAACCAAATGAGGGCCTACATTCATATAGAGTATTTAATATATCGATTATAGATGTTTTACTTACATTTTTATTAGCAAAATTTATTCAGTATTACATAATGGAGGATACAGAATTCAGTGTAATACTTTTTGTATGCTTCATAATAGGTATAATAATTCATCGAATATTCTGTGTTAGAACACAAATTGATAAATTATTATTCGGTTAATTATCTTCGATTTTTTCTGGTTTTTTTGTTTAAGAGGGATTTGTATAATTTTTCTAATTTGGTTGCGCTTAATTTTTGTAGTTTATTTTGAATATTTTTTCCTTTGTGTTTTTTAATGGTTTTTCTAATAGAAGATTTGTAAGTTTTTCCAGATTTATAGAATAACTGAATTCTTCTAATAAGTTCTTTTTTGAGAGATTTATGTTTATCAGTATTTGGTTTGAATGAAGAAGGATATGTTTGGTTATCGATTAATCTAAAAATAATATAAGAATCTAAATCTTGAACAACTCTCTTACCAAATTGGTCAGCTCTCCAAATAGTTTTATTATTTTTTTCAATATCACTAAACCCATCTTTAATTTTATTAGTAGACATCTATATATTATATAAAAAAAATATTTTTACATAATATATTATGTTTGCGTATGATTATAGTTGTAAAATAGTATTAGTAGGGGAGTGTTCAGTAGGTAAAACAGCGTTAACACAGCGATTAGTATATGATATGTATAATAAAAAGATGGATGCTACAATAGGAGTAGACTATTCAACGAAAATATTCAAAATGAATGATAGTAATTTGATAAAGTTACAAATGTGGGATACGGCGGGACAAGAAAATTTTATAAGTTTGATAAGAACATATTACAAGGATGTAGGGGGTGCTATTATAATGTATGATGTTTGTGATAGACATACATTTAAAAGAGTTCATTTTTGGTATAATGAACTAAAGAAAAATGCTATGGAAGATTATCCAATACTAATAGTAGGTAATAAAGTGGATGGAAATAGAGTAGTAAATACATATGAAGGCAATGAGTTAGCAAAAAGCTTAAATTGTTTATATACGGAAATGAGTGTAAAAACAGGTGAAAATACATTTTATGGAGTAAAAAAATTTACAGAGCATTTATATAGTAAGAAGGAAGAAATAACATCATTTAAAGCAAGTGCCTTGGAGGAGTTTCGTTTGAATTTACGTAATAAAGAACCTAAACCAAGAGAACAAATATATGATTGTTGTGTGATATGTTGAAAATTGAAGTATTTAACCGTTAAGAGTTAATAGACATATAATATTATGCACAATGTTTTATACTGTAAAGTATTTTGATTGTCCAGTGTGTTTAAGTTCAAAGAAATTAAAAAATAGCACTAATTGTAAAAAATGTAAAAATACACACATATGTAATGATTGTATGTTAAATATGTGTGAAAATGGATTAGCCAATAAATGTCCTATTTGTCGTCAAACAGAGTGGAGAAAACAAAATTTAAAGAAGAATTCTATATTACCAAAATCTAGTTCTAGGGTTATTAATACTATTAGGATAGTAGATGAAAGAGGTAGTGTAATAAGGGAACAAGAAATGAAAGAAGGTTGTTTATGTTATTGTAGTTGTTATTGTTTCAAGAATGTGATGCAAACGATAGTAAGTATATTTTCATATATTAGTTTAAGTTGGTTTTTAGGATTTGTTGTTATTTGTGTTTTAGGTAATGATTTTAGACCACACGATCCTGAACATACAATATTACTAGCTTGGTTGCCTTTTGTAATAGGTATTCCTTGTCTAACAGGATTAATATGTTGGTGTGGTAGATGTATATGTGAACAAAAATTTGAAAAACCGGTAGAAGATTTTGTAAAATTAACTTGCTGTCCAAATTAATATTGATAAAGTTGATTAACAATAAGAGAAAATGACCAGTCTCTATCATTAAGATTAATTTCAAAGCCTTTATCGTTTAATAATCGAATATTAAATTTTCTTAATTTAATAGGACCAAAATAAACACGTTTAGTTTCTTCTGATTTTTCATTTTTAAATGAAATAATTTGATTTGAATTACCTGGTGAATTATTAACAGGTATTCTTAATAAAATATCGGGAGAATTGGGAGAAGAGTATCTAGGTTTTCTATTACTAGTTGTATTAGCTTGTATCATTTGAGCTACAGAATATTTTTGTCTTTTTGTTAGATTACTTATAAGGTCATAATTAAGATCATTTTCAGCGCATCCTCTTCCAGATGGTGGGCCAGCAACATCTACACATTCAAATCCATCTTCACCTACATATCCTGGTTGATATAATACACCACTATCGTTAGAAACACCAATAGAAGGATTCATAGATTGTGGTTTGTAATATGTAGGTAATTTAAAATTATTAGTATTATTATCAATAAGTGATATTAAATCTTTATTTGGTTTATTATTATTGAAATCATCTAATGTTAATAATAAATATCTTGGACCATAAGTATCGATTGTAGATGGGGCAGTAAAAGGAGTACCTGCTTCTATTGTTGTACTTTGAGTTCTAAATCCTAAAAGCCATCCTAAATTATAATTTATTTTATTACCAGGCTTAGGAGGTTCTAATAAAGAATTTGCGGAAGATCTAAAAGGTGCGGTGCATGCGGAAGCTTTTGAATCTTCTATATACCAGTGAAAAGTAGTCTTTTGTGAAACTTCAATTGTAACTTTATTATTTATACTGGTATTATTTTGGTTAAACCATATCGCTCCATTTATATTGCCATCAAGTGAATGAGCAGCTAAAGCACTATTTATGGCGCCCATCAAACTACTAGCACTAGAATAGTTTCCTTCTGTTATTGTAATGTCGGTTTTGTTAACACCTATTTCTACTTGAAATCTATTAGTTCCATAGTCTTCAGAAAAAACATACCAACTATAAGGTATTTCTACATTATCAACTGTAATATCAACAACGTTTAATAATGGTTGATTTAAGTTAACAGTATAATTAGTAGAAGTATATAGTCTAACTTGTGGATTAGCTACTGCTAACTCAGGGTTAGAATCTGATATTCCTGAACAGTTCACGGCAGATGGATCTAAAATTTGCCTATAATGAGAGTCGAAATTAACAATTCTTTTAATAGTTTTTCTCTGTATAGGATTTTTATCTCCTTGAACTGTTCCTTGAAGTGCCATTTTATCTTCTTTAGTTTGAGCAACACGTCCAATAATATTGCTGTCCCAGTTTAATATTAAATTTTTTTTATCTTCGTTTTCTTTCTTTTGATATTGTTCAGTTAAAACCTTACTTGCTTCGCTATCATCATATTGATATGCTTCTTCCCAAGTTTGCTCATTAAAATGATTAAATAGTTCTATTAATTTTTGGCGAGCTTTTTCTAAAAAAGGGAATATTTTATCTTTTTTAGAATTATTTCTTAATTGGTATTTAAGTAATTGAATTTTTTCATTTATTTTATTTTCATTAATAGGCGCATCTCCAGTTAAATTTAATATACCTATTAAGTCTTCTTTGTTATAGTTTTCTACATCAAATGTGTTTTTCTCATCTGGATCTAAATTACTCATTATAATATATTATGTTATATTTTATAAATAAAAATACATATAAAATATAAATGTTAAGAAGATTATTTTCTACAAAAAGAAAAAACTTACCCAAAGCAGTAAGAGAACAAGTATGGTTAAAAGATATGGGAAAAAATTTCGAAGGAAAATGTAATGTAGAATGGTGTAATAATTTGATAAATGTATTTGACTTTACAGTTGGACATAATAAACCAGTAAGTAAAGGTGGTTCAGATAAATTGAGTAATTTACATGCAATATGTTGTCGATGTAATACTTGTATGGGAGATAGATATACAATAACAGAATGGAGTAAACAATGGTGATGTTTTTTTAGTGCCTTTTATTTAGTTAGATTTACCTTCCAGTTGACCCAATTCCTCCAGCTCCACGTTCTGTTTCCTCTAGCGTATCTGTTAGCTCAACAGTAAAATCATAGTTAAGACCCGGCATACATACTTGTGTAATTCGGTCTCCTTTATTGATTTGAACTGGATTATCAGTTGTATTAAAGAAAGCCGCCATTAGATTTCCTCTATAACCACAATCAATAATTCCTACAGAATTTACTAACATAATTCCACGTTTGCTAACACTAGAACGCGCATACATGTAATAAGGAGTTGGTTTCGGACGGTTTTTAAGAAAAGTTTGTTTAAAAACTTGATAAACAGAACATTTTGCTTTCATATCAATAAGTAAAATTTTTCCTGGTTGAATAGTTACAGTATCTGGTACAAATAAATCAAATCCAGAGTCTGGATGTTTATTTGAAAAACGTGTATTAGCTAATTTAGTAATTTTTGATTTATATAAATCAACAATTTCATTATCAACATTATCTAAACAAAGTTTTACACGATAGGTGGGAACAATATTATGCGCGCGACTATTCATCATATTATGGGCGAGACTACTCATTATATATGCTATTATCATCTTATTTTTATATTCGTTTAAAAAATGGTTGTATAAGTATTTTATATGAAAATTGAATAAAAATATATAGATAATATGATAGTATATAACCACCATGTCTGAATCTAAAAGTAACATAGAATGTCACATCTGCTATGAGCAGTTTAACAAGTCAACCCGTTCCAAGACGGTTTGTAGTAAATGTAATTTGGAAAGTTGTAAAGTATGTGTAAGAAAATATTTGATGGACCAAGGAACAGAAGCTCACTGTATGGGTTGTAAGCAAGGTTGGTCAAGAGACGAAATTATAAAGGCAATAGGTAAATCATATTATAATAAGGAATATAAAGAACATAGGAAGAATATGATGTTTGATACGGAAAAGGCACGTTTTCCAGAGACTATGCCTATTGTAGAACGAGTAATCGAAGAAAAAAATATCCAAGAAGATATAAAAAAAATAGATATAGAACGTGAAGTATTAAGAGAAAAAATGTATGCTCTAGAGAAGAAAAAGAGAAATAAGAATAATGCGTTGTATAATTTGAGAACTAATAATAATGGAGAAGCAAAGGAAAAGAAGGTATTTATTAAAAAATGTCCGGTAGGAGATTGTGAAGGCTTCTTATCTTCATCGTGGAAATGTGGTGTATGTTCTACATGGGTTTGTCCTGAATGTTTTGAAATTAAAGGTAAGACAAGTGATGAATGTACTAAACAACAGTTAGATGAACAACATACTTGTAACCCAAATAATCTGGAAACAGCAAAGTTGATTAAGGCTGAGACTAGGGGTTGTCCTAGTTGCGGTATTCCTATCTATAAAATTTCAGGATGCGATCAAATGTGGTGCACCCAGTGTAAGGTAGCATTTTCGTGGAGAACAGGTAGACGAGTTCATGGAGTTATTCATAATCCACACTTCTATGAATTCCAGAGGCAAGGAGGTGGAGCGGTAGTAAATGCGCCTAACGCTCAAATTTGTGGAGGAATTCCAGACTATAGGAGTTGGAATGATAGATTAAAAGCTATATTTGGTGAAAATAGAGGAGGGGGAACTTATACAAGAACTGTAGGATATGGTGCTAATAGAAGGACAATATGTGGACCACTAGAGCAACATAAAAAACATACATTTGAGTGTCTATTAACTCTATATCAAAAGTCAGAATATTTCAAGTCCCATCATTATATTTGGTGGGAAACAAGAGATAGTGTAGAATGTTATTCTGATATTCATGATAATTATAGTAATGGAGTTCCACAAAACCAAATAAAACTTGAAAGTTTCTTTAGACTAATAGACAGGTTTCATAGAGGAGCAAATCATTTTATGGATATAGTATTAGGTGAATTACGTAGACAACTAAATCGTGATAGAGATAATCAAGATCTTCGTGTAAAATTCCTTATGAAAGATTTAAATGAAACAAATTTTAAAATAACTCTAGCAAAAAGAGATAAACAAAATGATAAAAAAAGGCATTTACTAGATGTATTTGAATTGATGGGTGCTGTTTATACAGAAGTATCAATCGCCATTTATAATCATATGACTTGTTTTGCTAATGGAATAGGTCCTAGACCACGTTATCCTAATCGTGATGGAAGTGGGTCCCATAGATATAAGGCTTATTTCACAAAAATGATGACTGATAAAGATGTAATGCATAAATTATTCAAAATGTGGAGTGATATTGGAGATGAATTTGAGAAACTTACAAGAGTAAGAATTTACTGTAATAAGCAGCTATGTAAGATTGGAAAATCTTATAATAATGGAGTTACAATTATAGATGCTATATTTGAAACTCCCAAAATAAATATTAAAGATATAAAAGTAGATATGAAAAAACCAGAAAATATTCAGGGTCTATTTTGTCCAGTAATAAAGAATAAAAAGTTAATATACACTACTGATAATTATTACGGTAAGTTAAAATATATTTGAGAAGAATTTTAAAACAACATTTAATAATATTAAATTTTTTTTTATTCCGGGACAAATATGACCTTTCTTAACTTGAAAACATATTTTACATTTTTTTTCTAATGGAACTAACTTTACTCGTTTACCTGGACAAGTATGTCCTTTCTTAATTTTTCCACAAGTTTTACATCTATATACTCGTTTTTTTATAGGTCTATCGTAGTATTCTGCTTGTGCTATTCTATTTTTAGTTAATATAGTACATCCATTTCCTCTTTTAAAATGATGAGCACTTTTAAATAATATATTTTCTAAAAAGAATACAATTCTATCATTTATTTTCAATAATTCTTCTCTATTTATATGATTTTTTCCCTTGTATACAAATTTATTATAAACTTCTTCTTCATATATTCTACTTCTATAAGATGGCATAGTTACATTTTTAATGAGTCCTATACCCATAATTTCATTTATATCATTATTCATTTCTATAATAAATATATATTCTCCTTTATTGATTGATTCTGTAATTTTAGTATCTAATCCATAAATACACCCGTTATGGTTTCTTTTCTCTTTCCATTTAAGATTTTCTTGATATGTCTTATTTGTAAATCGAACAGTTCCAATATGGAATGGTTTATCTTTATACATTGATTGTATAAGGATATTATTAAATGTTGTTTAAATCAATTTTTAATCTTATCTGATAATTCAAATAACTTAGTAGTAATGTTATTTTTAGTGCTATCTTTTAATAATTCAAGTTCATTAGGATCTTTTGTATATAAATCCAGTATTTTTTCTCTAAACCCAATATATTCTTTGTAATAATTATTAGCGATAGATTGCAGTTGTTGATTTTTTTTTTCTAATTCTTTTGGAAATTTTCCCAATGCTCTATATGATTTTGCGTATTCTTTGGTTTTATTCAAATGCATAAGTAATATAAGCAATGAAGGTAAATATTTTAAATCTTTATTTTCTAATATTGCTTTTAAATGTCTAGCATTACAGCTAAGAAAAGATCCATATATAGATTCGAACTTTGTATTAACACGTTTCATTTGTTTAGTTTCTTTAATTTTAAGTCTTCTTATAGCAGTATTATCAAGTGCTGCTCTTAATAAAACAGCGGTATTATGGTCATTATTTTTCATTGCTTGTTCTGCTAATGAATAATAAAACATTAAATTTTTATGTACTTTACGTTTTTTATTAAGTTTTCCATCTGTTACTAATATTAAATAAACAAGATTAGCAACAGCATTATTAAAAAAATTAGGAATATTTTGAATAGATTTATTGTCTAAAAATGAATAAAGACTACACGTTCCATCTCTAAATTTATCTTTAGATTTTTGTAATTCGTGATCAAAATCGGTAGTAAAAAGGTTAAAAAAAAGACTACGTAAACAATTTTTGGAAGGTTTTACATCTTCTATCGGTTCATCAGCGTCATTTGATAAACATAAATTAAATAAATTCAACCCATCTTTGCTCAAAGAGCGTCTTCGCTTAGTTCTTCTTAGTGCCATATAATATAAAAAAATTAATTATTTTTGTGATTTTAACTAATCAGGTGTAATATTTTCATTATAATATAGTTTATATCCAGGTGTTATGTAGTCGGTTTTATAGTCACAGGCTTTACATTTATTAACTTCTCCATAATCATCAACATATACAATTTTCTTAATACCTAATTTCTTAATAACACCTAGGCAGTTGGAACAAGGTTGAGAATGAGCGGGACACATAGGAGTAGATTTACGATGTCTAGCGATGTAAATAGTTAATTTTCTCATTTTTCTTCTAAATTTCTTACTGCTAAACCCACGACCCTTTTAAATTACCCCGGAAATAATAAGGGAATAGCTTATGAATACAAGCTACTTCAGCATGACCAGAACATTTAATCTGATTTCCATACTTTGAACGGTGATTATTAATATTAATAGCTAATACTTTACTACCACGACAAATAGCTGCCGCAACTCTAGTGTGCTGGGGTGATTCGCTGGCGGCAGCCAACAACCTATTCATTATCTTGTATTGAGAACGTGACATGATTAATAACTGTATGTAGGGGTGTAATGCTATTACTATGCTATTTTTTCTATTCAATTTTCAAAAACTACTTAGAAACTTGCTATAATTTGTATGTAAATGGTTGAATATGATCCCAAGAATCAGACTGAAGAATTTGTTACAGCTGTTCCTGTAACAGTTCCTATTAGAGTTCCTCAAGTTCCAGTGCCTCAATTAGCTATAAGTGATGATATGATTAAAACTTATAATTATAGACGAAGTGTAATGTGGTTTTCAGGAATAGATATATTTTTTTCTGCTATTTATTGTTTATATGCTCCATATTTTTTAATTCCGTTACTAATAGCATTAACAGGTTATTATGGTGCTAAAAATTATAATATTCGTTTAGTCCAAAGTTATTTTGTATATTGTGTATTAGTAAATATTATTGGACGATTAGCATATTTCTTTGTTTATTATCATAGTTTAGATGGTCAGTCGCAAAGTGAACACATGTTTGATTTTATTTGGGTGATGCTTGCTACTGTGATAAGTATATGGGTATGTGAAATTATCTATAAATTTATAAAATATTATGGAAAATTAAATGAGCGTGAAGTGTTATTTATTAAACAAAATGCACATCCTACATACGCTCATAGAAGATTTTATTATGTTTAATGGCGTCTTCGGCGGCGTGTTTTACGTTTTCTTTTACCTCCAAGTTTTCTTTTTCTACTAATTAAACTAATAGGTTTTGGATTAAAATCTCTTTCTCTTTCTGCTCGAGATTTTTGTCTTTCCTTTCTTTCTTTTTTTTTCTTTCTCATAGCCTCTCTTCTTGCTCTGTTCATTCCAATATTCTGTGGTTGATTCCTCATATGTTCCATAACAATCGCATCAGCTTGGTCAGCATCTGGATTATCTAATGGAAGTTTTTGAAGATTACGAATTGCTCCAGGAGTATTTGTTATGTTATGTTTGTTTTGTTGAAATCGCCTTTTCATGACCGCCTTTGCTAATTCACTATGAGCGCCAGCTTTTTTAGTTCTTCTTCGTGCTCTGCGTGCTCTTTTTTTGGTGCTTCTTTTTCTGCTACGTTTTTTGTATGATTTTTTCATATATATAATCAAAACATAATATATATGAAAACAAGAAGGAAAAATAGATCAAGAAGAAATAAAACGCGTAAACTTCGTGGAGGTGGAAATAAGTCTAAGAAAGTGAAGGAAATAGTAAAAATATTTCAACAATATCCTAATATATTTCCACGTGGTTACTTTAGATTTTTAACTGGAACTTTAGATAAACATGAAAAGAACGGAACATTAATATACAGAAATGGTGTAGTATTAACATATACTAAATATAAGGTTTCAGTTAATAAATATAAGTTTAAAATAAAACCAGGAGATATTAAGATTAATCAGCTTGTAAATAAGAATCAAGGTAATGGAAAGGCAAAGAAAGTATTTAAGGCTTTCATGAAGAAGCATAGGAAAACTAATTTAATATTAGATGTTCGTTCCAATAATAGGAAAGCAATACGCTTTTATAGGAAAAATGGTTTTAAAAAGGTTGATAAGACAAGCTTTGGAAAAGATATGAAAGGTATAGTAATGGTGCGTAAAGCGGATTAAAAAAATTCATAATGTTTTTTGGTATGTGTTTCAATAAAATTTCTCTCCAACTCACTAATTTGGAAAAAATTATAAATGGATTGAAGAGAAATAGTTTCAGGAAAGTCTGGTATGTTTGAGATATCAGGAATGAATTCGAATATATGGCGTTCTAGATATTTCATTCTATATCTGGTTGATTCAAATAGTTTCACAAAAAAATTATTGGAGAGAAATTTATAGATTTTTAATAAATCTTGTTTGTCTTCTTTTAAAATAACATAATTATCTCTGTTGGAGATACCAAATAATCCATCAAGGTCAGGATAAGGGAAGCCATGCATTTTATGAGCCAATACAATTTTGGGGATTCCACAATAACTACACTTTATATTCGAAAAGTTAACAGCTAATTGTGGTTTCAGACCATTAAGTCTACAAGATTTAATGTTAGGGTATCCGGTTTTTCCATTTAAACTTGGTCCTAACACTAATCCTTTATAACCAGGTCGCATTGATGTTTTAATAACCTTAATAGAACCATATTTTTCTATATAAGGTTTAAATTTATTTATTATACTAGAATAACAAAGTGGAATACTACAATTACTATAGTCAAATGGTATGTAGCTTTTGTATATATTATCATAAAGGAGAGTTTTATAACTGGAAGGTTTTTTTTGTAGCAAGAATAGACTAGTGGGTGTTTGGGCATTGCCGTGAAAGGCTTTATTAGTTTGTGTATTATCTAATGTAATAATCTTAAGTATTTCAAATTGTTTCATATAGCTGTGGAAAAAGTAATCATTCTTCATCCATATAGAAGGAGTAATAAAGGCTAACAATCCATTAGGATTGAGTAAATCTATACTATGTTTAATAAATTGAACCCATGCGTTGGAGCCATCAAGTTTCTTTTTGAGTTTTTTATTTGTAGGTGTCTTGCTTGAACCATTAATATTAAATGGAGGATTTCCGTAAATGATATCGTATTTTTGATTTAAATCAAAAAAATTTTTAAATGATACATTATTTTTCTCTCCAAATAACTCTAATAGAACTTTTTTATGTTGAAGATTAACTTCATTTATAAAAATATTTTTAGTTAATATATGATTACTTCTTGAATTATTATCTGTTATAACACTTGATAATCCTTCATACAATTTTTTATATAAAACCATAGGAAAGTATCCTCTTCCAGAACAAGGGTCTAACCAAGTAATATTAGGATTGTTATAATAATGAGAGGGTATGAGGTCAAGTATTTTATTTACAATAGAGAAATCAGTATGTACTTCTCCGTAAATAGCTTTATTATTATTAGATACATCAAAAACTTGATTAAATGTATGTAATTGAATAGTTTGAATAGACATTAATAAATAGTTATAATTAATTATAAGTATTTATACTAATTTTTTTTGGAAAAAGTAAACAATGTAATGATTTTGAAGGTAAAGCATAGCATCTTTTAAAAAGAAAGAAATTTGTTTTTTTCTATCTTGGTCAATGGATTCTATATTAAATATGGTATCTTTCACTTTTAAAGCTTGGTTATGAATATCACTAAACTTATAATTCTTTTTTAAATTTAGTAAATCTTCTAATTCTTCCTTAGAATATTGTAGTACATTTAATTCAAGATTTAAATCGGACATATATTATATATCTTGATTTTTAAAATATTTATTGAGATTTTCAATAGTCCAAAATTGTATAGCAACGGCTGGTCCTGTTTTAACATATGTAGCACTAAGTCCTCTATAGAATCCTTTAATACCTTCATTTTTGAAGATTTTTCTACAGCAGTCAAATATACCGTTATATTTGGGCACAGTTTTATCGAATCCTTGTAATTGTAGTCTTCTTCTAACAAGATCTGTGGGGTAGGTAATACTAATGGAAAAGTTTCCAGCAAAAGCTCCAGCAAAAAGTTTACTATCAAATGAAGTATCTTTAATAATTCTATTAATATAGTAATAAGAGGTATATTGAATTCCACTGAATCCTCCAAAACCATACATGCTCATTTTACAACCTTGATAGAGTTGTCTAGGAGGTATTTTTCTTAAGGCATCAATAACGCCTTTATATTTATTTTTATTGGTTTGAAGTGATAAATAGGTTCTAGTAGTTTCAAGGGGATATGTAATCATCATACTTGTAAATCCACTGACGCATCCACAAGAAAAATTTAGTATATTTTGATTTTGTATATATTTTTCAGAATGTTTCTTAGTTTTACGAAAAACAGCATAATTAATAGAAAGTTGTGGAAAAACTCTTATACAGTTGGTTCCATTTCCTTTCCAAAAGTGTCTAAATCCTTCTTTTTTGTAAACATCGGAAAGAGTAGAATTAGGTATAAATCTATTTTGTCTTTGTAACCTATTAAGTTCAATAGGAGCAACAATACTTCTGCTGACGATCCCTCCTATCCCTCCAATGAGTAAATCAGTAATCATTTTATATTATAGATATTATGTCTTAATGTTTATTTATTTTTCCTAAATATTTTTGAAACCCTGGATTTAACCATTCCTTATAACAGTCTTCATTACAAAATCCATAATGGTCATTACCTATTTGTGCTCTTTTTCCATAATCTTCAAGTTTATCTACAAAAATAAAACAACGAGAACAAATTAAATGTTCTATATATTCTACCTTATTATTTTCTATTCGTGATTTTTTTTCTTTACAGTCCTGTAAAGGGTTTTCTTCATTTCTCCATAAACATTCAAAATTAAACCAATTCATAATATATATAATTACTATTTAAAATTTAAATGGTAATAATAGTTAGATGATGAATGAAGAAGTAGATATGCGTAAATTTATAAAAAAACATAATTATGTAGTAATATTTCCGGATAAAAGGGTAGAATTATATGGTAATTTGAGAAGTTTAGGTGAGGATATTAGTATAGATAGTTCTACAATATCAAAAAAGTTAAGTCGTGGAGAGCATTATTTTATACCAAAAGGAGGAGAATTTATATTTTATATAAAAAAATTAGAATGATTATCTGTTATTTACGCTTGGTGGCCATGAGGATTCACTAGTATTTTTGGGACTACTACAATTAGGCCATCGTGCTGAGTAAGGTAAATCATTATTATCAACTTTAGAATTATCTTGAAGTGATAATTCGTGTGCGTATGAATCATTACGCGGTATAGATTTGGGAAGTTCAATAATTTGTTCTTTGTTTTCATCCATAAGCATAATAGCCATAGCAGAATAATTATGAAGGTCAATTAAGGTATCTCTAATACATTCAGTTTTAACAAGATTAATACCATTATTAGTAACACTAGTAAGTCTATTAATTTTATCCCCCATTCTGACGATAACACCAATTGGTCCATAGTTAGCGAAAGCATCACCATAATCCTTATTTTTTTTTTCGAATAATTTTGCTCCTTCAAGTTGAACAGCTTTTAATTGGGATATTCTATCCATTTAAATATATTTAATAGTAAAACTTTAAATATATTTATTTAATCTTTAATATTGGAATCTTTCTTTAATACAGCTAATAATACGTGACTAGTTTCAATAATTTTGTTATATGCAGTAGAAGTACTTTGAATAGTAGAGTTCATTTTTTCTAAACTTTTATTTTTCTTAATTAAAGAAGCTTCTAATTTTGTTTGTTCTTTTTGAAGAGCTTGAATTTTAACTATTAGATGTTTATTCATTGTTTCTTCTCTTTTGATTTTTTTTAATAGTTTTTTTCTTTTATCTTTTAGTGATGTCAAATTATCAACAAATTCGTTATTAAATCTATTTAATGATTCTTGTTGAGCATGGGAAGTATTACTTTTGTCTTTATCTGTCATGATATATATTATGAAGAGAAAACTTGAAAGACATAAAAATATAATTAACAATTAGAACATCTAAGAGCAAGACCCTTTTTACGCGCTAAGTATCTGTTATAGCTACCGTGTTTAACATCAACACCATCATCTCTACCGGGCATAGAATAAACTCTAGCTTTATTACCACGAGCAAAACCAGTTATACCTAATGGAACAGATTTATCTTGATCTCCAGGACCTCCTACATTAGTATAGCTAGAGGGAGGTGAGGAGTCAGATATTCCAGTTTGTATAAATTCACCGATTGTAGTTTTAAGAGGAGTTGTATCTACTGTAGCTAATGAACCTTTGGCTAAAATATGCATAGAAGCATATTGTTTAATTCGTCTGCTATTACGTAAACCTCCATAAACAGTTTTTTGTGAATTTGTTGGATTATTAGTCTCAGAATTAGTTAAAAATTCTGGTATAGTATTTCCAAATTGGGGATATGTTTGATCTTGATAATCTGGAGGTAAACAACTTTTAGGACACGGATTTCCGTTTATACATGAACCGAATAAATCACCACTCATTTATATATTTATAATATTAAAATACTAATTGTAAATATAATAAATTGATTTAATATTTACTTATTAATAATAAGTATCAATGCATAAATGCTCTAATTGTGGAATAAGTGCAAAAACAAAAAAAAAATTAAAAGAACATGAACTACTATGTAAATTGGAAATGAAGAGTATAGTAGTAGAAAATATAGAGCCGACAAATCGTCAAATGTGGGTATTAATACAAAAATTAGCCAAACAAAATGAAATATTAATAAAAAAGGTAGAAGAATTAGAGCGAGTTGTTCATAAAGATATAAAGAAAATTAATATAACAGAATGGTTAAATAAAAATATACAAGTAACAATAACATATAGTGAATGGTTAAATGAATTAAATATTACACAAGAACATTTACATCAAATATTTAATGAAAATTGGGAAAAATTTATAGAAGATTTTCTAAAATTGGAATGTTCTAATAAAAGTATTCCATTAAAATGTTTTCATCATAAGAAAAATTGTATTTATATTTATGATAAAAAATGGAAAAAGGCAACAGAAAAAGATTTAGTAAAGATATTTAATAAGTTTCAAAATAAAATACTGAAAGAAAGTATTAAATGGGAACAAGAGTTGAGTCATGATCAGAAATTTGGAAGTGGAAGTATGAGTTTTCTACGAAAAAATGATAAAATTTTGGTTAGTAATACTAAACTCAAGGAAAAATATCAAAAAATAATAAAATTACACATCATAAAAAATATAAAAGAAGAATTAGATAGTAATTTTAAGTATCAACTAACTATTTAAAGATTATATATTTGTGTATATTAGATGAATAAATCAGTTATTTTTATTCGACATGGATACGCATTACATAATGACCTCTTTTGGAAATTAGGTAAAAAGGCATATAGCGATTATGTAGATACTCCTTTGTTGAATAGAGGCTTTTCACAGGCTCATCACTGCAGAGAAATAATTTTAAAAGAAATGAAACAATTAGACCGAAAACCAGATATAGTTTTAGTTTCTCCGTTAACTAGAACATTACAAACAGCAATGTGTATATTTTCTAACGATGTAAAAATGAAAGCACTTGATTGTCTAGTTGAATATCCCCAAGGGGGATTTGAAAAATGTAATATACGAAAAGAACGAAAAATGTTAGAAACAATATATCCAAGTATTGATTTTACAGAAATAGATCAAAACTTGTTATGGTCACAGAATGAAGAATCTATTGATGAATTAAATGGTCGTATTAAAAAATTATGGGATTATATTGGTTCATTAGAGGAAAAACTTATAGTAGTAGTTTCACATAGTTCTTATATAGGACAATTAAAAGATAAAAAAATGGGCGATGAAGAAAATGAATTGAAACACTGTTATCCTTATGTTATGAATGTAGAGTATGATAAAGAAAAAAATTTTTTAAGAGCTTATGAAGTTAAAGGTGATACTTTTGAAGAAATGACTGAGGAGTAAGTAATTGAATATTAAGTTCTCTTGCTGTTTCTGCTTTATCAGTATCTTCGTCTAAGGATTTTACTAATACGGCAAATGTTTTTTTGCTTACACTACTACCTAGTTTAATACCATATTTATCTAATATTTCCTTAAAAGCTTCTTTATCTTTTTTACCAAATCCAGTCATTACAATTCTTTTACCTGTAAGTTCGTGTTGAATTACTTTTTTAGTCTTAGTAACTTGTGTTAATTTGTCTTGTCTATTAATAGAAGTTAAGAACTCACCAAATTGTGGAATGTATGGAACAAACATTTCCGCTGTTTTCGTTTTAAATCCTGGAAGCGCACTAATCTTTTGAATTTTAATATCAGCATTTTCTTTATTAACTAATATATCTGGATATGTTTTCAAAATTTGAATCATTCGTTTTTCACCTAATCCTCTTCCAAATATATTAGAAGCACTAGCTAACTTTGTAATAGACGCTTTATCCATCTGCTGTTGAATAGAATTATGAATTTTTGTAGCTGTTTTAATTTTAAAACCTTGAACTGTTTCTAGATCTTCAATAGAAGCTTTTAATATCTTAGGAATAGTATCGAATCCTGCGTTCATAATCTTTTTTACATTACCCCTTCCTAGTCCAGCTACATCAAGTTTCTTGAAGAAGTCTTCAATAATTTTCATTTGAACTGTGCTATTTTGTGCTGCGTCTACCAAAACTAAATCTTTATGTGTAGCATTCCATTGATAATTATAGCTTTCATCCGGCATTTTACCTTCCCGCGCTGGTTTGATTACCTTTTGAACCTTTGGAATTACATCTCCACTTCGAATCAACTGAACAACCGCACCAATTCCTATCTTATTTTTTATAACAAATTCGGCATTATGTAAAGTAGCAAATCTAATTTCAGCTCCTCCTAGTTCAACAGGCTGAAGTTGAACCTTTGGTTTCAAATATCCATCTTTACTTGGAGACCAAATTACATCAACAACCTTAGATTCTGCTATTTGGTCACCTAATACCATTTTAAAGGCAAATGAATGTTTTGGATTTTTACTGATTCGTGGATATTTTTTATTATCTGTTACAATAATACCATCAATATCATAGTCATAACTTTCACGCCAATCTTGTAAATATTTACTCAAATTATCTTTGTTAATTTTATTTAATCCCTTATTAATAACAGTTACACAATTAAGTGCTTTAAGTAATTTAAACTGTTCACTTGGTTTTAAGTCTGGACTAACTACTTCATATGCTACAAAATCAATATCAGTCCATCGTTCTGGAAAACTTTCCTTAGCATTAGCTGTTCCTGCTATCATATTTCGCACATTTTTAAAACGGTCACTCCAGTTCATATTAAATACCTGCTTTCTCATAAGTAATTCTCCTCTAATTTCCAAATTTGGCTTATTTGGTAGATTTAAATATTTTATAGCGTGTGAAATATCTTGACCAGTAGTTCCATTTCCTCTTGTGAAAAGAGTTGGTTTTCCCATTTTAGTACTATAACCAGCACTAACTCCGTCTACCTTTGCGCTAATTACATATTTTCCCTTGTATTTTTTAAGCCATAAATTAATATCTTTTTCGCTTTTAATTTTATCCATAGACCACATTTCAAAAGGCAGAGTCATTTTACGCTTTTCAACAGCTATACTGCACATTGTGTGCCCTTCTTTAATTGCCTTGTTATTTGGATATTTTTCTTCAATATATTCTTTTAATATATCATATTCCTCATCAGTTAGTATTGGTTTATTATTACAATAATAAAGTTTATTACACATACGAATCATTTCACTAAGTTGCTGTTCGGTAAGCTTTTCAATGAAGGATTGGCCGTATTTTTGAAACGATTTTACATTGCTTTTAGTAGAAGTTGAACGGGTAGTTTTAAGTGAAACCTTGGTTTTTGTTTCGATTTGCGGTTGGTCCTCAAGTAAAGCTACAGATGTTCCATCAATTCTATCTATAGGAGCTTTATAAACCATTCCTAAAAAGTTGAAAACATCTTCTTCTTCTGGAAAATATTTATCTAATTTTTTACCCTTTTTAACAGATTTTCCTACCTTTTCCATTTTATATAGACCATGTTCATTCATAGAATATCCAAGGTCTAGAGCCCTTTTTCTCATAACAGTATTAAATGTTTTACTACCTGTAAAGTAGAGAAGAGCAAATGATAGTTCTTTTCGTGGAGTAAACATAAAGTCAATACGTCTTGCTGGTTTACGTCTAAGTCTACTAACACCAAGACTTTTTACATTTCCACGTGACAAAACTTCAATAAGTATTTTCTTTTTAATAAGAGCATCAAGAAATCTGTTGAAAACTTCTACATTATCATCCGGGTCACTCACGCAAATATCAATATCACCAGAGTCAGGTTTTCCCCTTCGGAATGAACCAACTATTTGAAAAGTGCTATTTTTATTTTTAACTTTTTGAAAGATTTTTTTGAGTTCTTTTTCATACTGAAGAATTTCTTTACGTGGAATACGCTTCAAAATATCTTCATAATGTTTCAATCCAATTTTTTGTTTATCATTAAGTAACTCATCTTGTCTAGCACGCAACTGTTCAATAGTAGTTACATTATGTTTTTTAACTAGTTCTTCAGCCTTTTTTGCTCCGATACCATACACTTCGGTAAATATGAGCATTGGATCATTTTTTGCTCGTTCTAACACTTGAAGGGTTCCAGTATCCATATATTCTTTGAATTTTTTTAATATAGTAGAACCTATATTCGGTAAACCTTTAATATCATCAAGTTTGTGAATTGATTTTCCATATAATATAATAGAGTCTTTAGCCTTGGAATATGCTCTTCCTCTAAAATGTTCGCCTTTTTTCGTCATAAGGCTTTCCAACTTTTCAAGTAGTGTGATAAATTGCGGTGCGTAGTTCATCTTGGGTGTTTTATGATTTATATTACTAACGACTTTTTTTAATTCAATTTTATTAAGTGGTAACTTGATTTTTTTTTTAAATTTCTTAATAGTATTCTTTTTTCTATTCTTGGTTTTTTTAATAGTATTACTATGAGGTGTTTTAGGTAGTTTAACTTTCTTCTTGAGTTTTCGTGCTTTTTTTTTAGTTCTGTTTTTTTTATAACAATATCCATAAGTTTTTAAAGTTCCACGTTTACTCACTGATGTGGCGCAAATGGGTCCCTTAGGAGATTCATAGCATTTATCGTGTGTGGTCCATTTATATTTAAAAGGAATAATACATTTACCAGGTTTAACTTTCTTATTAATTTCTATTTTTCCTTTATTATTTCGTGCATTACCATACATATTGTCTGTCATATACAATATGTATTTATTTTTCATTGAAATATTTATCTAAAAATAATTTATCAAATAATTTATCCAAGTATTTAACTTTTTTTTCTCTTTGTTTATCTTTTTTTATTTTAGTAAACATTTTGCTAGTTGTATTTCTAGATATAGAAGGTGTAGGTAATTTATCTAAAATTATATCCATTTTATAAATAATAAATATAATATAAATATAAGATGAATTCAATAATAAGTCAAGGAATGTCTAAAATAAGGGTAAATAATCAATTAGTAGAAGATAAACAATATATCGGAAGTTATGATGGAAAAAAAGGGAAATTATTAATGCGTAATAAAAATGAAGGAATATATATCGAATTAGATAATAATGATTTAGCTGAAGTGTTTCAAAAAAGAGAATTTGGAGAGAAAAATGAAAAATCTATAGATAAAAAATTAAAAACTTTGATAAAAAAGCATAGAACAGTAAAAAATGTAACATCAAAAGGAAAAAAAAAGAGAAAAACCAAGAATAAAAGACGTAAAAAGAAAGGTTTAATAAAAAGAAATAAAAAATCAAAAAGACGTAAAAAACGTAGAAACAAAAGAAAAACTAAGAGTTATAAGGATATAATAACACCTAATGAAACTATTTTTGATTAACATTTGGAAGATATTGCTTTCATTAAAATGGAATCTTGTTGAAATAAGTTTCCATTTCTTCTATCTTGAATATATTTTAAAGCAAATTCTTTTTCCATAAAATTTAAGTATTTTTTAGAAGCATAAATAAGTTTAAAAATAGTATTATCATAACTGACTGATTCAATATTGACTATTTTTAGTTTTTTCACATATCTTATAAATTCGCTTACAAGTTCCAAATGTTCTTCAAAAATAAATGTTAATACACAGTGGTTTCTTATAATTCTTCTATTTTTACCCATAAATTCATAATTTTTATAAAAAGTTTCCAAACGACAAGCTTCTGCTTTTGTTACCAACTTATTAATAGTTTCATTTAAATTTGTGTTTTTAGATAAATTATAAGAGAGCTCAATTAAATATGTCATATATGATGGCTAAAGATTTTTTATTTACATAGATTAATTTAATTATTATTTATTCTACTACAATCTTGTAGATATATTTATTAAAAATATAAATATAGATAATTTGTTAATATATTATAATAAAATTGGTTAATATATATATACAATGAGTAGCACCAATTGGAAAAATTTGGGAAGAAAACAAGGAGGAAACATGAAAAATTATAGAAATGTTAAAAGTGATAAAAACTTTTATAATAATGGAAAGTGGGGAACAGTATATTCTGATGATGATATTAAACGTTTAGCTTATTATAATATTGATTTGCCACATGTAGTAGGAATTGGTACAAATACTCCATTTAGTAAGTTATCTTTTGGAGATAGTTCACAAAGTGGATATCATCCTGAATCATTGGGAAATATTGAAACATCTACTGGTCTTACTCCAGGAAAACTTTCATCTATAGCACTCAATGAAGTTACTAGAACGGAAGAAGGCCAACCTAAAAGAAGAGGACAAGAATTCAATGGATTAGGTTATGTTACTAATTTAAGAAGTGTAAGAGATATAAACCAAAATACAGACGCAAAAGGAATTGGTATATTTTCTAATAAATTTTCACCAGATGAAGATACATCCCAAAAAACAGATAAAGCAATAATGTATATTACTGATGATAAACATGTTCAAATAGGTGGAATTCCTACTGGTTATAATTTAGTTGATAGAAGAGGTCAAAATAATATTAATAATCGTTCATTTAATCGTAATACACAAGAAACTGGTCCCAATATTATTATTGATATAAGTGGAAGCATGCACGTAAATGGATTTATAAATTTTTTAAAATCGGGTAATACTGGAGGTGCACCAACTCAACAACAAGATAATCCAGCAAATCAATTAACTTTTAATAATGCTACAAACCAAATCGAATACGCTGATTCTGATAATAAAACTGCTATAGATAATAGAGCTATTCCAGAAGGAGCTATATTTGTTGGATGGGATAAAGAAGAGAGTTCATCAACATTAATATCTCGTCCTAGACTTTATATTATGTTGAATGGAGAACAAAAAAGAATAGCAACAGAAGATGATAAAGATTTTTACATCAACGAAAACGATTCTGGAATAACATTTACGGCTAGTGGAGTAGAAGTAGGTGGTGAGAGATTTTATATATTTAGAAATAATGAGGATACACCCTCTACTACTATAATGAATACCTATAGTGGAGGTTCTACTACTAACTTTAATGGTAGTTCGGGTTCGCAAAACAATGTACCAAGAACTAATGACGTCCTTGCTACAGCTAAATCTAATTCTCTACAAGTAATAGGCAATTTATCTGTTTTTGACTATACATCTGGAGGAACAAGTGGAGAAAAATTAGATATATCAAATTGGACCCACTGTAAACAAATTTTAGTATCAGAAATTTATCAGACAAGTGACAACATTCTCGACCAACCCACTCCTGGTAAGGAATTAGGTACCATTTATACAGACAGACATTTAATGATAGGAGGACTGCAAGGCGGCAGACCTGGGAAAGACTTTAAAAAAACATTCAGTCATTTTGGATCTGCTATCGATATATCAGGAGGCACTATAGGAAAACCAGCTATTAGAGTTATAACAGGTGCAGGAACGCAAGGAAATACCGGAACAATAGTAAGTTCAAATCCAAGGGATAGTATTATTATTGGAAATACACACCCAATCAAGTTTATAACAAAGAACGCCGAATGTATACTGGTTGGTGAAAATGATAGATATGAAAATAATGAAAATACCTTAGTAATGGGTAACAACAATACTGTTAAAAATACAAAAAATTCTATTGTTATAGGAGAAGGATGTAAAGTAGATGTATCATCTAATGTAATTTCAGGATTAGTTGTTATGGGAGCAGATACAGAAGCAAATCAATCATCTGATCGTATTGTTTTTGGGACATCCACCAAAAAAAGAGCCTTTGTGATTGATGAAAATGGACAAGTAACTATTGCTGGTGATTTAAAAGTTCAAGGAGGCCACGTTCATATGGAGACAGAACGCATCGTAGGTGCGGATGAGCAAGTTGATATAAATTCTAAATACGACGAAAACAGTAATTCAGTTGTAGGTAATGCTACTTATGGGCCAAATGCAGCAAATGGTGGTATTCAATTATTTTTAACGGAAAACAACCCTTCAGACAATGCTCAATTTACATTTGACAACTTTAATAAAAGATGGACTACAGCTAATTCGTCATATTCTATAGGATTCGCCGCCGCAGCTAATACAGTCGGCACTTCAGGCACAGAGAGATTTAAAGTAACAAAGGACGGGGATTTAGAAATTAGCAGTGATGGAACAAGTGCTAATGATAAATTCAAAGTTACAGCACAAGATGGTCATGTAGATATGAGTGGAAATTTACATATTCATGGAACCGGAGGTATAACATTAGAGAATGGTGAGACTATTACAAATACGAATGATGGAACAGTTGTTATTAATGGAGAAGTAGCAGCTGGATTGGGCGACTCCGGCTCCTCTGTTTTTAAATCAAATGGAGCTTATGACGTTACATTAAAACCTGGAGGAACCAATTCTAGTAACATTAAAATAGAAGGAACTAATAATACTGGCGATATTACAATAACAGCAAGCAAGGATATCGTTATGAATGCAACTGATGATATCGTTATGGATGCAAGTGGTGATATCGTTATGAAACCAACCTCAACAACCTCAAAAATGGTTATTTACGAAGAATATGACTCCGCGAATGTAAAAGGAGCAGAATTCGTCAAAAATGGAATTTCAAATGCTGTAGATTTAAAGATTTCAGGTAAATTAGATGTTCTTGGATTAATAGACCCTACCGGGTTGATTTTATCTAACCACAATCTTACGTCGGCAGAAATTAATGCAATGGACACTGAGTCATTGGCCATTTATAATGATGGCACTGGAAAATTAAGTTTTAAATTTAAAGATACAAACGGATCTATGGCAACACATGAGTTAGCTACTATAGGTGGAGGACAACAGATTAGTGGAAATATATCAAATGCTACTTTGGCTAATTTTGCCCACGATTTATCTTTTAATTCTGCAAATTTTGGAAAAGGAATTTTATATCAAGATACAGTAAAAGAAACTAAAATTAAACAATATGAGACGGCTAATACAACAAACTTTTTAAAGGCAGATGGAACTTATGCGGTACCACCAGGAACTTTTTCATTATCAATAGCTTCTAATAACTTATTAGGAGGTGTTATGGGTGGTGGTAGTAATATAAGTATTGACGCCACGGGAGTAATTTCTTCAACAAATACACAACTTTCGAACTCAGCAGTACAAGCTATTGTTGGTAATATGGTGTCGCAAAATACGGAGAGTGGTATTTCAGTCACTTACGCAAGCAGCAAATTAAATTTTGCTGTGAATGATAGTCTTGATCTTTCTGGCAATGGGGATAAATACATACAAATCTTACAACCTACTGACGCAGATGATGGAAAAAACCTTACCATAGAAGCTGGTTCAGCAAAAAATAATAATAGTAATCCAACTGCCGATCGAGATGGCGGAGATCTTGTATTGAAACCTGGACAAGGCACGGGCAATGGAACTGTTGGTAGTATTCAAATGATGAATATACCTGGTGCCCCTCCCAATGAACAAGCCACAAATCCTGAATTACTTGTGATTGATTTCGCTGGAAAAATAACTGCCGGAGCAAGTGATATTAATTTAGATAATGATGCTGATAGAACTATCACTATTAACGAATCCGACGCTGGTCGCAATTTACTAATTAAAGCAGGGAACGCAGATAATAATGGAAATCCTGGTGGAACACTTTTATTATCTGGAGGTGACGGAGATGGCGCTGGAGCTAGTGGGGTAGTTGAAATAACAAGTGGATTTAAACTAAGTAACAGTAGTTATACCAGCAGCAACGGACCATTACATGTTACTAGTGGTGTGGTCGGAGTTGGTACAACAGATAATGTACCAGAAGGAACTAATAATCTTTACTTTACAAACGCCAGAGCAGATGCTAGAATCACATCTGCTGATACAGATGATTTATCAGAAGGATCAAGTAATCTTTACTTTACAAACGCCAGAGCAGATGCTAGAATCTCAGCAGCTGATACAGATGATTTATCAGAAGGATCAAGTAATCTTTACTTTACAAACGCCAGAGCAGATGCTAGAATCACAAATGCTTTAATTGACGAGGACGATATGTCATCAAATAGTGCAACTAAATTACCATCACAGCAATCAGTAAAAGCATACGTGGATGCCCATCCCGGAATCGTTTCTTCATCTGGGTCATCATCAATTTCTGGAATATCTTCTAAGTATCGACTAATTAATCCACAATTTCCAGGACAATACGTAGATAATACCGGAAACACCGTTTCGCTTCCAGGATACACTTACCGAAATATTACCTCCTCGGCAGACGGGACGAAGCTGGTGATGAGTACGGCTGATGGCGACATATGGTACTCTTCAGATAGTGGTGCGATCTGGACGGAAACAGCGATCCAGCACCACACGTCCAGCTGGAGTGGTATGTGTTGCTCCTCAGATGGCACAAAATTGATGGCTGTCGTGGCCAAGTCATTTCCCACCGACACAAATGGTCATGCATGGTTCTCTGCAAATAGTGGTGCGAGCTGGACGAATCAAACCCCTAACGGTCCCAGCCTCGACATGTCGCGTGATTATAGAGATGTCTGCTGTGATAGTAATGGCGACGAATTTACAGCGATTGTAAACGGCGGCTACATATATACTGATGTGGGGATAGGTTCGGGTACGACTGGGAATGGAGGAAATCAAAAAGCGTCCCAGGAAAAATGGTATGCTATTGATTGCTCGTCAGATGGGAGCACACTAGCGGCAGTTGTTGGTGGGTCTAGTAATGATGCGGGTAATATATGGATCTCCACAGATAGTGGCGATAATTGGAATGAAATTACTTCCTCGTTTATTGGACCAAACGATTGGCGTGATATTACCATGTCGGCAGATGGTAAAAAGCTTGCGGCAGTTGTATACAATGGAAACATATGGACCTCCAGCGATATCGGCACAACTTGGACCGAAGATAGCTCTGTCGGCACCAATAAAAACTGGGTTTCTATAACCTCATCAGATGACGGGACGAAGCTCACGGCAGCTGTGTCGCAGGGAAATTTGTGGAGCTCTACCGACAGTGGTGAAAACTGGTTCAAAGATTATTCTGTTGGTGGGCCACGTGATTGGTTTGAGGTAACGTCATCACAGAACGCTACTAAGATATTTGGGGCGGCGGCGGGCTACAATAGTGGGACGTCGGGAGCGTATTTTTTCGGTGTTTATCGTTTTGATAGAGCGAATTATATAACTGTGTCTGAAACGGATCAGAGAGTTGGAATAGGAATAGACCAACCAGAACAGTCTCTTCATGTAAATCGTCATATGAGATTAGGTAATACCACAGACTCTGAAAATAGAATAGAAATGCTATCTAGTGGGGGAGCTGCGGGGCCGCAAGAATGGCAAGTAGGAACTAACTCTAATGGGTTTTTTGTTTATGATGGAATCAATTCTAAATATAGGTTTTACATAAAAAAGGGGGATTCCATATATATGAAAGGTCCGATAAAAGGTGATACATCTACTGATTTAGAATTCAATGATACGATTTACGCCAGTCCTGTTGGAAGCCTCCTTCAGTCCTTTACGTCCGGCTCTGGTTATTTGGGGTCTAGTGGTTTTGGTAGCTTGGCGGGAAGCGTATCGAACTTGAAAATAGGTGTAAAAGCAACGGGCTGTGCATTTTGGAGCACGCACAGTTTTGGGTATGTATGCACTAGTGATGAAAGAATTAAAGATAATATTACAGAAGTTCCAGACCATTTAGCATTACAAATGTTAAGAAATATAGACTGTAATTACTACGAATACAAAGATAAAATAAGTAGAGGCACACAAAAAACAATAGGATTTATAGCACAGCAGGTAAAAGAACATTTTCCTATGGCTGTTAGCATACAAAAAGATATAATTCCTAATGAAATGCGTGTTTTGGAAGCTACCTGGAATGGACTAAATATGAGTAGTGATTTAACAGATGTTAGTGGAGTAAAATATAAATTTTATGTTAGTAACGACCCTAGCGGTAATGATGAGGTTAAAAAGGAAATAATTGGAAATGCCGACAATACTTTTACATTTGATAAGCACTACAATAATATTTTTTGCTATGGTAAAGAAGTTGACGATTTACACACACTAGCTAAACAAAAATTATTTACTCTTAATTTCTCAGCAACTCAAGAAATAGACAAAATACAACAAGAAGAAAAGACAAAATTAGCAGCAGCAGAAGAAAGAATTAGTGCTTTAGAAACAGAAAATGCTTCTTTAAAAGCTCAATTAAATAGTATTGAAGCTAGATTAGCAGCATTAGAAGCTTAAATAAAATTGAATAAATTACTTAATAATAAATTAGTATTATTATTAAGATGGAACCTCCAACATACTTAGCAAATCTTAACCCTCATCCTAGAGACTCTCACATTTCATTTGATGAGGGTCCACATATTTACACAATAGACGGAGATAGCGACTTTATGTCGGTTACAACTTGGAACCACTCCCATTTTCCTCATTTTAATCCTAAAAAAATTATAGAAAAGATGATGAAAGGTAAAAATTGGAATGAAAAGAATAAATATTGGGGAATGACTAGTGAAGAAATTCAAGAATTATGGAGAAAAAATGGAGAAACGGCAAGTAAAGCAGGAACAAAAATGCATTATGATATTGAATGTTTCTATAACGATTGTGATGTGGAAGTAGAAGAAGATAATGTAGAATGGAATTATTTTGAAAAATTTGAAGAAGACATAGGAAGTAAAATGGAACCCTATAGAACAGAATGGATGGTGTGGGACAAGGAGTTAAAGTTTGCTGGATCTATAGATATGATATATGAAAATGATGATGGGACTTTGGAATTATATGACTGGAAACGTAGTAAAGGTATTAAATTTGGAAATGATTGGGAGAATGCTACGACAGAATGTATCAAGCACTTACCTAACTGTAATCATATATTATATAGCTTACAGTTGAATACATATAAGGCTTTATTGGAAAAGAATTATGGAAAGAAAGTGAAAGGGATGTATTTGGTAGTATTACATCCAAATAATAGGAATAAAAGTTATCATAGAATACCAGTGGATGACCTACAAAAAGAAGTGGTTGATTTGTTTGAATTAAGAAAAAAAATGTTACAGAAAAGAACTTAAAAATGAATTGCTAGTTTTTAGTAAATGAGTTCAACGAATTTTTGTTTAGAATACGACTTGTATTTGGATAGGTCAGCAGCTTGTGGAATATGTGTAGAAAATGCTTATTTTTTACAATTTTTATTACTATTAAGTTTAATTCCAGTAAGTGCGTTAACATCGGCTTGGTTAGTAGCTAAGTTTGTTTATGAGCCACATATGAGGAGAGCATCATTAGAAGAGGATTGGAGTGATGATGAAGAGGAGGAGGAAGAAGAGGTTTATGAAGATAAATATTGTTTAGATTTCGTCAAAGGGAATGATGAAAAAAAGAATTTTGATAAATTAATGGTCCAGGAATCAACACCAGATGGTGTAGTATTTATGAAATGGAATGAAGATAATGAAAGTTTTGATTATTGGTGTGATAATAAAGAGATTAAGTATGTGTATTTGGAGGTAGTAGCACGTAAATATTGTACTATGTTTAGTTGTCCAGAAATTTATATTGATAGAGGAAAGGATATTCAGCGTCAGAAAGAGTTAGAGAAGGAGGCGGAGGAGAAGGCAAATATGAAAGAGGAAGATAAGGAAGAGGAACTGGAGGATAGTGATGATGAATTATTTGCTAAGTTAAAAAAACCAGAAGAAGTAAAGAAAAGTGTATCAAAAAAGAAGGTAGAGACAGCGGCATTAAGAGCAAATAAATATAGAAGAGTAGGTAAAATTAATGAAATGGTATTATTACAGAAGGTAAAATCAAAAGAAGAGCCTAAGAAAAAGATGACTTTTAGTGATTGGGTGAGTTTTTCAAAGAATAGTAAAACAGTTTAAATAGATATTATAATAAATCATTATAAATGTCTTCATTTATAAGGATTGTAAAGAATTATGAAAAAATATGTCGTTTAGGACATAGTATTATAAATCACAAAGATTTAGTTCGTCGTTCTCCTCCGGAGAAATTATCAGAAGAATTTAGAAAACAAGAGGAACGAATAGATGAATTTTTTATAGAAGCGGATAAGGCTCATCAAAAGTGGATAAAAAACAAGTCTTCGATTAATACTTATTGGACAGGTTTATCGTGACTTTTTTTTAGTTCTTTTTTTTCATCTGTTTTTGGTTCTTCAACTACTTTTGGTTCTTCAATTACTTTTGGTGGAACTTGATCAGGTAATGTTCCACTTTTTTCAGCACTATTCATTATCATATTTGTTAATTTATCAGTATTATATCCTTCATCTGGATTAAATTTAATACCTTGAGCAAGAGCATTATATCTATCTAGTGTATTTTTAACAGCTAAGTAAGTATTGTATGCGTTAATAACCATATCAATAGTTCCATCTAAAGCCATTAATCCGTTAGGAGCAATTTTTTTGAGTGTAACACTGAGTCTATAACTAGTTTCTAAAAATAATTCTCCCCACCCGTCTACATTAGCAATAATAACTTTAGCTAAATTATCAGCAGCTCCAATACCAGCTACAACAGTTCCAATATATGGAATTCCAGCAATAACATTACCGAAGGCATCTGATACTGCATCTCCTGTTCTGTTTACAACTTTACTAAAAATTTTTTCCATTTTTTCTCCTTGAGCTTCTATTTGTGGTTCATATTCTTGTAATGTAGCTAATGTTGCTATCATAAATGGTTGGAAAAATTTATTTTGGAATATTTCTATAAATTCAGTCCAAACTTGCATAATTTCTGGGTCTTGCAAGAGTTCTTTTAAAAGAATACCTGTAAGTAGGACTCTAAATTTAATTTTTGGAAGATTTTCTTTGATTTCTTCCATTGCTTTATCAGGATCTTTAAATTCTAATTCTACACCTAATGTATTTTGAACTTTTTCTAATACGCCTTCAATAATAGCTAAAAATTTATCAAAAAAATTAAGTAATATATCATAAGGTATTTCAGTAGCTAATCTGCGTAATGCTTCACCAATATCTTCACTGTTTTGAAAAGTATCTACAATATGTGTAATAATAGTTTCAGTATTTTCTTTAGTTTGAGGTTCTACAGGGACTATATCAGCATTGGGCAAATTTTCTTGAGATTCATCCGGAACTTCTTTTGCTACAGGAATAGCATCTACTTTTGGTTCTTCTACAGTCTTCTCTATCGGTTTCTCTGCAGGTTGTGTATCTTTAATTACTTCAGATTTTTGAGTATTAACTTTACCGTTGTTCATAATAATATATAATTATACTTTATTTTTCTTAATCCATTTCAAAAACCCAACACTTTTTGTAATATCAAATGAAGATTCTAAATGTTCTTTTGCTATTTCATATGCTATTTTTTCTAGCTCATCAAAACTATCAATATAAGCTTGTATTATTTCGTCAGGATATGTATCGGGCATTTTTATAATAGAAAATATAAAAAAGGGTTTAATTCAATTTTATTTTGATATTAGGCAAATAAGCTTGGAGTCTTTTATTAATTTAGTCATTTTATATTCTATTTTATAGTCATTATCTATCAATATACTAAATACTTGATCTATATTATCTTCTATTAAAAACTCTTTAGTATTAGGATCTATAAAGGCAAGAATACAAGAATTATTTTCTTTACAACAATCAAAGCCTTCAAATGGAGATAACTTTTGTCTGGATACTTGTTTCAATACAGTAGTTAAGGCAGGGTCATTTGGATTTTTATTTATAGTAATGATATTCTTATAACATTTATTATATTTATCAAGATATATGGTCTTATATAATTTATAAATCATATAAGTTATATAAATATTAAAATTGAAATGATTTTTTGCCTATGATTTTAAACTATAAGAATGAGCACACAAACAGTAACCAACGTATCAAAAACATATCGTTATAAATTTTCCAATGAATTTCTAGAAAATTTGAAAGAATTTACACGCGTTCATAAATTTGATGACGCAAAGGTATTTAAAGAAAATTTTGAAACGTGGAAAGAAGATAATGATGAGACAATTACACGTGAAGTTAATTATATGAGAAATATGGGTTATGAAGGAGATGTAATTGATAAAATGTATAAATCGGCACGTTATTATTTTAAGAATAAATCAAATGAAAAAACGAAGCCTAAGAAGCGTCGTCAATATATTGGAATTGATGTATCATTGAAAGATAAAATGGATGAATATATACAAGAAAAGAAGGATGAAAATAAAGAATGTAAACCATCAACGGTATATGATGAATTTATGGAAAATGTTAATCATAAGTTGCTACTAGAAACAGAAAAGACAAGACTAAACTCTTTTGGTATGAGTGATGAGGATGTGGTAAAGAAATTTAAGAAAACATTTAAAAATCGCTATTTCCTGAAGTTTAAATAAGTATTATGAATAATTATAAAATATTTTTTTATATTAGTATGATAGGTGGAAAATTATTATCAGAGGGAGGTTTTGGTTGTGTTTTTAATCCCAGTATGAATTGTAATGGTTCAATAGATGATGCGACATTTGTAAGTAAGATTCAAAGAAAAGATAATAGTGCGAGAAATGAAATAGAAATAGGAAAAATATTATCAAATATATCAGAATATAAGAATCATTTTGCTCCTGTAATAAGTCATTGTAATATTGGAATTGGTCAAATAAAAGACAAAGATAAAGAAAAATGTATGTTATTTAAAAAAAAGAAAACAAGCAAATATCTTATGATGAAACTAGACTATGTTGAAGGTATGGAATTTTTACAATATATGGTAAAAAATGCGAATAGTGTTCAAATAATTAATAATATTATAAATAGTTTTAATAACTTACTAAGAAGTATATCATTATTGGTAAATAGAAAAATAATTCATTATGATTTAAAGGGTTCAAATATACTTTATAGTACAAAAAAAAAGATACCAATAATCATAGATTTTGGATTATCAATTAATATGAATAATATTGATAGTATAGATTTAAAGCAAGTATTTTATACTTATGCGCCTCAATATTATGTATGGCCTTTAGAAGTTCACTATTTGGGCTTGCTTTTAAATGTAAATAAAGAACCAACTTCAGAAGAATTAAAGGATTTAGCAAAAAATTATGTAATAAATAACAAGGGAATAAACAAAAATTTCTCTCCAACATTTTTAAAAAGTTATGAAAAGGCATGTTTAGATCAGTTAAAAATCTATAATCAAATGAGATTTAATGAAAGAGTAAAATATCTAATGAATTTTTGGGATACTTGGGATAATTATGCTTTATCTATAATATATTTAAGATTTTTAAAATACTTGGCGCTAGAAGGATTTTATGAAAATTCATTTATAAAATTTATGGGTAAGTTATTATTACAAAATATACATCCTAACCCAAATAAGAGATTAAGTCTAATAGATACAACTCATACATTTAATGGATTTTTATATAAAGAACAAATAAATGTGGAATCTACTTTTGAAGAATTAACAGATGAATTTATAAAAAATAAGGAAAATATTAATAAAAACTTAAAAAAACACAATAACAATGATTTGCGAGACACAAAGACAATGAAGTTAGAAAAACGCAAAAGAATAAAAACAATAGCAATATAAAATTATGAAATTTTAAAATGATAATTTTATATATAGATGACTAACACAAGAAGAATGAGGAAAAAAAGGAAAAATAAAACCAGAAAAAATAGTAAAAAGATGAGTAAAAAACCAAAAAAAGTAGGTGGAAAAATTTATTTTGAAGACCATCCTGAATTTAGACCAAATTTAAGCCCACGACAAATGTTTAAAATGGGTAGTTTTGGAGGAACTTATTGGAGACCCATAAAATCAAAATTTTATGACGGTGAACTTAGAAATAAACATAAAAAGTATTCAAAATTAGGTTGGTGGAAAGGTATATCTGAGGACAATTTAACACGTCCTTTTAATAAATATGATGTAAAAATTAATAAATATGGGAAAAAGGTGGGAACAACATTAAATTTTTGGGAAGATAAAGGATGGATAGATAAACAAGATCCATATGGATGGGTCCAATGGTATTGTGAATTTTATACAGGAAGACGAAGTAAAGACGATGAACGTCAAATAAGTAGATTTAATAAATTAGCAGGACCAAAAGGACGGTTTAGAAAATGGCTTATAACTCAAATAATGAAAAAAGGAGGTAAAAATAAATGGAATGATCATTCAATTAGTCCTGCTATAAGACAAACATTACAACACTGGGCATATAAACTAACAAAAAAGGATTTTAATGATGAATTAAAGGAACGGAAGAAGAAATAATTATTTTTTCTTCTTTTTTTTCTTTTTTTTATTGCGTTTTTTGTTAGTTTTATTCTTATTCTTATTCTTATTTTTAGAGCTATTTTTGCGTTTTTGTTTTTTTTGAGTATATTTATTACCATATTTATTTAATATATCTTCAAGTTTAACACCAGGATTAGCTCTAATTTGAGTTGTAATGTAAGATAACCAAGATTTCTTCATTAATATAAATATCATGGAGAAAATAAAAAAATTGAATGAAATAAATTAAGTAATAAGTTTATAAAAAAAATGACTACAACACTAGTATTTACAAGATACTTATATAATTTAGATGAAGTCATCCTAAGTGGATTAGGATGTCTTCTAAAACACACCAACATTGAAGAATGCTATTTTTGGTTCTATGAATTGTATAGTAGTGGATATGTAGAGGAAACGTGGAATTTATTGTGGAAAATTTATTACGACTTTTATGCTGAGAAAAATGGATATTTTGAACGAAAAATGAAGCAATACTATCGTGGTTGGAAAAAAAATAAATCTTTTAAATCAATAATGAATGTATTAAGAACACTTCATACGATGTATAAAAATATAAGTGGTAGAGTATTTATGATGAGAATGTATTATTGTAATACACTAAGGCAACTTATTTCAAAAGAAAATCGACAACAAATAACATCAGGAAACAGAAAAACGCAATTATTTAAATATGGTTTATTAGAAAATAAAGATCCGGTAATAGGATATTACTTAACAAGATTGTATAGCTTAATGGATGAAGAAGCATTAATAGATTTATTGAAAGAAGTAAAAAATGTAAATATAGTATTACATAATAATTACGACCATTTACATCAATTATACTATCATAGTATTAAAGGCGAAGCAATTAAAAAACGTAGTGTGAGTTATAATGTTGGTGTAGACGCGATAAAGCAACTAGAATTAACAGATGAAACATGTTATAATGAAAGTAAATATGAGAATGTAAATACAGTATATAAAACATTAGCAATGAGAAGGAAATATGGAATAAACTCAAATATTGGTTGTTTTAAATTAGCAAGAGATGAAGTAGATTTAAATAATGAATTTTGGTATCATTGGGAATATTATGCTTATCGTTGTCCATTATGGAAATCAAGATTTGATAAATATAAAATAAAGATTGATGATGAAAATAAAGAAATAATATTTGAAGATGAAGACGAATATGAAGAATTTTATGAATTATATCAATATGAACCTGATGAACAAAGTAAAGAGACTCAGGAAAAGAGTACAAAAATTTTGAAAAAACGTAAGTTAAATGAGTGGTTAGAAGATTCAGGAGTAGAAGTATCAAGACCAGAAAAGATTCGTAAGAAATTAAAGTATTAGTAAAATTGAAATAAAAAATATTTTTTATAATAGTATTATTATAAGCAGAATGGTTAAAAATAAGAAAGGAGGTTCTAGTCACAAAAAGATGGCTCGCAAGAATGTAGCCCCAAAAGGGGGTTACAATAAAAAATTACGCAAGGCAGTGGTGGAAGGCGAAATGTATGCCCGTGTAACGGCAATGTTAGGAGGAGGTCACGCTCGTATTATATGCGCAGATGGTGTAGAGCGTACTTTAGTAATCCGTGGAAAATTTCGCGGACGTAATAAACGTGATAATACATTAAAGTTAAATACATTTGTATTGGTAGGTTTACAAAGTGTAAGTTTTGGAGCAGTTATTCAAAAAAGAAAGGGTAAACTTGAAAAGGCAGATTTATTGGAAGTGTATAGAGAGGGACAAAAAGAGGAATTAATAAAACTTCCAGGACTTGAGAAAATTTTGGATGATGAGAGTAAAATAAAACAACAGGAAGATTTGGGATTTGATGTTATGACGGCAAGTGAAACATTTATGGAGGAAGTTATAAGCGAGGAAGATAAATCTCGTTTAAAACATAATAGAAAGATTGAAAAGGAGCGTAAGAAGATGGCTAAGAAGGTAGTAGAGCAAGATAAGGTAGAAGAGAAAAAGATTGAGTTCGATATGGAAGTGGATTGGGATGATATTTAATCAACCTGATTCATAGGATCATTATCACTATCACTAGAAATATTTTCTAATACCATATCTTCCCATGGGTCTAATTGGTCATATTCATCAGATTCTTCAAGAGGAGGAGGAGTATTTTCAAATTCTTGTATAGAAGCAAGTATAGCATTTTGATATTCTCTATCATATTCAAAATCATCAATTACACTGCGCATATTAAATGGGTTAGAAATTCTATGAAACATTGGTGTTAAATTATCACTAGCATTTTGTCTAACTAACGGTCTTGGATTTGTATATACATTTCTCATATTATCTAAAAAATTATTGAATGGATTAATAGGAATTTGTCTATTAAAATTATTATTTGAAATATCAATTAAATAATCATTATTTTTTATTTCTTTACTAGATAATTCGTGTCTACAAACAGGACATTTATTAGATTCTTCTTTTAACCAAGTAAATATAGAATCGGAAAAAATATGACCACAAGGTAATTTATATACTTCTTGGTCTTCTTCAAAATCTTCAAAACTAATACAACAACTATGTTGGTCAAAATTATTTTTATTATATTTGATTTTTTGAATTTCTTTTTCACCTTCTTCACTTAAGACATTTTTATATAAATTTTTTTGAAATAATGATTCTCTTAAAACATTTCTAACTTGAGATTGTTGTGGTAATACTATATTTCCTGCTAAAGGTAACAGTGAAACATTTTCATTTAATCTATTTCCTTGTATAATATTTATTAAATTATTTAATAACGTCATTCTTGGATTCCCAGACAAGTCTTGTTGAAAATCTTCAATTATATTATGTATAAAAGTATTTGTATTTTCATCATTATCCATATTAATAAAATTAAATATATTATATTTAACTTTTTTACTTAATTATTAAGAAAGAAAAAAAATTTATTAGTTAATATTTACCTATTTATTGAATAGTAATAAATTCAGAACCAATATTGTATCTGGGATTTCTTAGAATATCACTAAGAAGTTTGTATGGTGTCATCTTTCTAAGCTCATCAATGCCCTTAGTTTCAAATACATTAAGTAGTGTGGAATTGTATCCACTAAGAAAGGAAACATTTTCATCAAATGCGGTTGCCGGAAATCCACTTGTCTGTCTAAGATTCCAAAATAGAATATGAGGCTGTGAATAAGGTGTTCTGAACTTGCTTCTAACACCAGCTTCAGCAAACTTCCTCTTAATAAGCTCTAGCATTGTGCTCTGGTCTCCATCCCCCCATCCCTGAGCAGCATCAATTTGCATATCAGAGTAAACAGCTAGAATAATATTTCTAGTCTCGCTTGGATTTACCTCAGCACTAACTAGACCGTCTAGAATTTTATCACATAGGGCCTCGAAATTTGTATTCATAGCCCAATTAGGATCACATCTAATCTTTTGAACCTTTCCTACAAAATCATCTCCAAATTCACTAACATCCATCCAAGTTGGTTTCTGACTGAAAGTAAGAATTCTGTTTCTAAAAGCAGGATGACAAATTTCACTAGTTCGAATACTCAATCCGACAGCATTTGATATAGGAAGATAATCATCACATTCCATACTTCCAGAAGTATCACAACACGGAATAATACACGCATTTTCTAGCTCACTATTGTTCTCCTTATTAGAGAGCCATTGAAGATTAATTTGCGTCTTCTTCTCACTGGTAGCACAAAATGCTTCCTTTACCAGTTCACCAACAGTAAGACGCTTTCCGTGAACCTTTGCGGTCTTATCACCAGAAGCAGCTTTATTAAGATGAAGACTGAAGTTATTAGCACACGCAACTCTATCGTCTTCTGTAGAACGTTGACCTCCGGCTTTGGTTTTATTACGGATAGCATTACTATTCTTTTTAAGACAAATACTAGGAATATTATTAAACTTAAGTTGAGCCCACTCTTTAGCCGCCATTTTAATCTGTGGAGTATCGGTTGCTTTGGATAGAGCAACGATCATTTTAGTCCATCTAATTTTCTGCTTAATAAGCGCAGCCCTATACTGATTTCCGTCCCTCCACCCATTTGCAGGCTTAACAACAAACTCTGGGAAAGCATACTCAGCCATTTTCTTATGGATCCAGTTGTATTGCTTTTGCTTCTCGCGAGGCATCCATCTTCCAGCAAGTGAAGGTTTAAAACTGGGATCATTTTGAAGCTTTTCATATTCCTCCTTAATAACTAGAACAGAACATTGACACATATAATTAATAAGCCAGTGATTTCTATTTTCCTTTTCTGCTAGATATTTACACATAAATTTAATATCTTTCCAAGAACCCATAGGATGGGCTTTATTATCATTTACTACAAAAGAACGAACTAGAATTTTAGCAAATTCTGGGTCTTGGTTTTTAGACCAAGCCCAAACCATCATATATGCTAGAGAATATTCACCCTTACCGGCTTCAATATCACGAACATGCATAGTAAGCCTGAAAAGCTGCGTAAGCTCCTCCTTATGCTCTTTCCAATTAAGATTTTTTAGAAGGTAAAACAGTTTTTCCTCTAGATCTGAGTGATTACTAGTCCTTACTAGTTGAAAATACAACTGTGTAATAAGAGACTGTGCCTCAGATTTACTAGTCCATTTGGTTGCTTCAACTCCCCAACCATGTTGTGGCGTTCCATTTTCGCCATAATGTTTACTCTGGAGATAAATATCAGGTGTGCTCTTAGAGCTTGTGCGGTCGAGTGCTGCAATGATTGAACTCATAGTATGATAATAATAACGTTCTTATTTAAGTTCTTTTTCTAGTATGTTTTTTTCGTTTCAATTTTCTGTTGCGTATGTATACTTTTTTAGTATTACTTGATTTCTTAATAGGTTCTTCGTAATAAATTATGTGTAAACTGTTTAAATTCTTGAATAAGCTAATAGTATCATTCCATAATATATTGTTAATTTTACTAACGATTGTTAAAAAATTATATTTTTCTTTATATTTTAAATAATTCAGTACCTCTTCGGGTTCTAAATCAAAATTATATTGTAATATACTAATTAATCTATGTTGTTTATTGTTATAATTTTTGTTTTTTTTTAATAAATATATTAATTGATCTTTTTTAATAGTATTATTATCAATTAGTAAATTATCTTTTTTAACATAATAAATATTATTATTGCTATCAACATATGTAAAAAAAATTTTAATAATATCTATATTTTCCTTGTAAAATGATTTATAGTCTTTTTCTTCATTTTCTAATATACTCATCCAACTATTATCTTCTAATTCTTCATCGCTGGAGTATTCTATATCACTATAATGGTTGGCTACTGTTTCCATTAAATTAAAAATGTAAAAAAATTAATTAATATAAACTAATAGAACAATTAATATTAATCCTCATCACTATCTTCTTCGCTACTACTACTTTCTTCTTCATACATAAATCTCTCCATCATAGCTTTATTCCATTCTGAATCTTCCTGTTTAATGGATTTTAAATCTTTTTCTGCTTCTTCTTCCTCTTTTTTTCGCAGTGCTTCGGCTTCCTCTTTCTCCTTTTTACGCTCAGCTTCTCTTTGTTTGCGCCTTTCTTTATTTGATATTTTTTGAGGTGCTTTTTTCATAGCAGAGGTAATATCAAATCCTTGTGTAATAGAACCTTCCAAAATAGGACGTCCATTACTATCTCTTTTTGCGTTATCAAATATAGAAGGTCCTCTTCGTCCCCGTCCTCTGCGATTATTTCTAAAATGTCCTCTTCCTCCTCGTCTTCTAGTTTTAAAAGTATTGATTTTAACTTCAGGACTATTAGACCGTTTCCATCGAGAATTGGTAGGTTCTCTAGATGGAGGAGCCTTAAAACGATTTACTCTTTCAGTATTAGTAGAAGAATCTTCTATAGAATCTTCTGGTTTTAAACAATCCCAACGACTTTTTTTTGGCATTTTTCTGTGTGACATATTGTTCGACTATATTAAAATATTTTTTATAATTAATTAATTCAATTTTATTAAATCACTTAAAGAAAACACTTGTTATTATATTGGGTATAACACCTTGATTCTTAACGGCTAACATTTTTTCTATTTACAAAATTTATCTAATATAGCGTAGTTGATATAAATTATAAGAATCAGCACTAAAATTGATTATATTTTTTTATAATTATAATCAATATCAAAAAAACAATGTATACTTTATGTTTGCCTAAAATAGACAATAATGTATCAAAAAAACTATTATTTGATATCTTCAACAAGTATAATTTTGGTATAATATATAAAATAGATTTGATTACTATTAAACAATCTAAAAGAGCATTTATTCATTATAATAGTTGGAATAATAATGAAAAAAATGAAAAAATTAAAAATTATTTAGATGACGGATTAGATATTAAAATTATTTATGAATTTCCTTGGTTCTGGAAATGTAGTAAGAGCAAGTCATAAATAATAATTCAATTATTATTCATATATAGAACTTTTTTTTTAGTTCTTTTTTCTTAGCATTATATGATTTTCCATCAACATTTCTTTTGTATCTAATCCCGCAGCACACCACATCTTAGCAAAATCATCTTTTTCTTTTTCGAATGCTAATTCATCATTTTTTTTCTTATGTTTTGTTGCGTCATCATATTCTTTTTTTAAAGCAAGCCAATATGCATCAATATCATTTTTACTACTATCACTTGTAGTACTAGACATAATTAATTGTTGTTTTGGCATATATGTGATTGATATATTTTTATTTTTAACTATTTTTTAAAGAAATCAATTTTCTCTACAGTCCACTAACCAAATAAATTCCTTAATCTTTTCCTCTTTTTTTTCACGTTTTTTTTTTGCTATTCCTACATATCTATTATATGTATTGTGTTCAAATGGAATCTTTTCTACTTTACCCTTGCTTTTTAATATTTTATCCATTTCTTCCAAAGGTATTATACCCTTGCTATTGTAAGATATCATTATAAATTTACTCTTTGTATTTTCAATCAAATTTATAAATGTTTCTTTTGCTTTTTTTAAACTACAATATCCACTTTTTTCCCAGTTTTTTGGTTGTCCTCTATATGTATTTGGTATTTCTATATTTGTATTCCAATTACTTATTATATCCAATAAAAAATAATAAATATTATATGGATGTTTGTTGTAAGGAGGATCATAATATACCAAATCTAGTGCTCCTGTTGTCTTAATCCATTCATTCGCATCTTTCTTACTTATATTAAGTTTTGCTTTTCCACTAGTTAGTATTGGTAATTTTGGTTCTATTACTCTCTTTATTCTTTGTAAATCTATTTCTTTTTTTCCACCAAATTTACCTTTTTCTTTTTTTTCATCTTTGAAATATGCCGAAAATTGCCCGTTTGTATTATTATTTGTAGATGCTTGAACTAATAATGGACCTATAAAAAACTTTTGATATTCTTTACCAATATTATTTTTTATATAATGCATCATTTTATCAATAATTACCGCATTTTCTCGTGTATAATATACTCTTTCTCCAGGTAATATATTATTATCATTTTTTGGTGCCCAATGTTCTGATATAAATGGTTCATATGTATTCAGTTTTAAATATTTTTTTATATCTTCCAATGTCTTATGTAAATATTCTATTTCAGTATTACTTAAATCTTCTATATCAGTTAAATAGCACTCATTTAAAATTTTTGAATAATTTGATATATCATTTACATATAATTTTCCTCCATTTACCCTATTCTTAAAAAGTCTACTTACTACTCCTGAACCTGAAAATCCTTCACCTATATTTATTTTTTCTACACCTAAATCTTGTTTTACTCTTTTTATTACTTCATCTATTTTAGTTATAAATTTCCTTTTATTTCCAAGATATGTTATTATTTGTTTGCTATAATAATCTTGTTCGCTCATATAAAAAAAGAAAATTTATTATTTTTCCATATTTTACGCCAAATTTACTTTTTTTAAAACACAATCCTTAGAAAACTCCTGAATAGTTATATTATTATTACATATATCATAACAAAATTGTTCTTCACTTAATTTTTTATTCAGTCCAATATCTTTGGTTAATATGCCTTTATGTTTGATATAAAATTCAAACATCTCTTTTGATAATGTATTTGGTAAATTTACATTTATTATATAACAAAAGCTATTTTTATTAAATACCTTCATAGTTGTATCGTGATTTTTACAAATATGTTTTTGTAAATTTGCTCTAGCAGCATATCCTCTTTCACATATATTACAAGGACACTGAAATGGTCGTTCATTTTCAGGTGTATGTTTTGAATGTATATGAGCTAATAATGCTGATTTGGGTCCTGTTGTTTCATAATCACAATGTGGACAACATTTAACATTAAATCTTTGTTCTTTATTTCGTCTGTAGTAATTAGTGTTGTGGCGGCAGGTTTTACAATAAACCATTTTTCAAGTTACTATACTACTTTTTTAGTATTTAATAAAATTTCAATTTTCCAGAAAATTGAAATATATTTTATGCTTGATTAGATATTATAACAAATAAGTCAAGAAATACCACAACAATACTATGAATATGCTAACACCACATCGTCGTAATCCTAGTCGCAGGCGCCAAGCCCCAAAGCGATTTGAGGATGAAAAATTTGTTTCAGGGCAGGTAGATCAATATACCAGAGGCTATGAGGGTAGAGATAGCAACTGGCGAGCAGCTGAAGAAGATGCAGAAAACTACTATAACACCAAAAATGGTAGAAAATTTTGCTATGCTGTATGGAACTCAAGGGGAAAATATAGAATTCAGCTACGAGATTTCCCTGAAAGTCTTCTGGAACTAACAAGTATCTGGAGAGATTTTGGATTGGTTCTTCCAAGTGCTCTTCTTCAAGAGATTGGTAGTTATTTGAGAATTTCAAATGTGGATCGAGCTTTGCTAGAAGATGATGATACATTTGTAGTAGGAGATAACGATAGTGAAAGCGAATATGAAAGTGAAAAAGATACTAAAAAATGGAGCTGCTCTGGTCTTCCTATGGATGATGAAGAATGGTCTAGTTGTGAGGATACAGATGAGTCAGACTATGATAGCGATGACCTATATGAAGATGATTAAAATAATTAATATTAATACTATGTTGTAATAAATTTTTTTTATCAAGAAAAAATCCGTGCTCCCCACTAGTGGCCACTAGTTGATTTTTATACAGGCTACACCTGTAGCAGTAGCTGGGGTCGAACCAGCGAAGCGATGTCTCGCGGGGCAGCCAAAAGGATTCCCCCTCTTTTGACCTCTTAGAGTTATACTGCCTATTCCCAATCCGGGTATCGATCCCGGTTCTCCCAGGTGAAAGCTGGGTATCCTAACCGTTTGGACTAATTGGGATGTATCTGATGTGAGAGTTGAACTCACTTCTCCCGCCCGTAAAGGCAGGTGCTTCACCTTAAAGCTTACCAGATTGTTCTCGCGTTGGGGGTCGAACCCAAGACCTTCGGCTCATAAGACCGATGCTCTACCTACTGAGCTACACGAGATGATAATAGTAGGGTTCCATAATCAATCAAAAAAGTTCAATTTTCAGATAGGATTAGGGTATTTAAATTTCAAATCCTAAGCTAATGAAGAACTTGCGTTGCATTAAAAAAGTTTTTTGGTCCGACCCTTGCTCTTGGTCGCTTTTATATTTTTTTATTTTTATAGGATGAAACCATGGTCTCTTAGTATAGGTTCTGGTAGACTAGCAATATCTACTATGAAATTAGGGGTAGTTGATTTAAATGCTATAGCTGGTAATACTATGTTACGCTCCTTTAGTCTTGCCTTGTATTCTTCGCTATGTTGGTCGTATTGTCCGCCCTCTGGTAGCTGCATCATTATGGTTTGCTTTCCATTCTTGTTAGTGCTAATATATCTTGGTTTTATTTTAGCTAGCCAGTGAGTATAGGCTCTAATATGTGAGAATGGCCAGCTTTTTTTACCGGAGGGCCAGCATATGCCGTTCCTATTGTAGCAGTAGCCTAGTAGGTTAGATTCGTGTAGTGTTAGTTGTCTATATTCTGGAGGGTGGTAGCTAGTAGTAGGGACGAATGTATTGTCCCAATTTTTGATAGGAGATATAAATATGGAAATACTAGGCGAGCTTGCTATTTCGTGTGGTACGCACTCCCTAAATATTATAAGGTGTATATGTTTACTACAGTCTACGTCTACGTATCTTCTACAACCTTGATAGGTAGAGCTCATAAATGTAGGGTCAATATTGGTAAAATGTTTTTTCCCCTTCTCAACCCAGTGGTCGTAAATGGGTCGCAGATTTTTGTCCTTTATATCCCACCAGCAAAATCTTCTTTGGCCTGTGAGCCCTATAATTGTAGCGGTTAGTGGATTTTTGGTAAATTCTACTGACCCATCCTCAGCTGGTTCTTCGAATGGTAGGCCGTCAAAATGTAGACTAGTAATCTCTAGTCTTGCCTTGCGAGCACCTAGTCTTATTCTATTCTGCATAAATTTTGATACCGGCTCACCTTCTACTATGCTAATAGCATCGCGAAACTGCTGGTCCTGTTCAATTAGATGGTGTATAGGCATACTATATTGATTGATCCAGCCTTGGCTTGAGTCAGGGGCTTTGCGTGGTTTTATTTTCTCTGGGTGAATTTTCTCATCTAGAGTTAATCCCTTAATTTGATGCTCTTCTTTCAGTATTTGATTCGCATTTTGGTAGAAATTAGTGCGTAGCAAATACCTATTACGAGTGCCTGTTGAAATATTTTTTAAGGGAACAACACAAACTCCATATTTATCTAGGTAAGGTATAATATTGGTAATGTCTTCGGTTAGCAACTGACTTGCTGGTATTTTGGTAGCGGGAACTTCCATGATATCTAGTGGGTTATGTATAAACCTAAAAGAAAACTAATTTATTCAATTTTGCCTAATTTCTCTTGACTTGTTTTTTCTTTTTCTTTTTCTTCTTTTTTTACAATAAGTATCTTTCTTTTCAAATTTTACAAGCATAGGTCTTTCATACGGACGCCTACATAGCATACCAAATTGTTCACCAGTAGGTGCTTCACATTTACGAGAACCTGAACACAAGTTATTACCCATTTTATTTTATAGTATATATAAATGTATAGATTAGGGTTTCAATTTTGAATATAAAATATGGATTATACCACAAGTCAAGATAAAATTTTCTGAAAATTGAAGTTTTTTGTTTTCATATGCTCTCAATCATACCCCCCCAAAAGCAAACACAACCGAAACCGTTAAAACCTTTCAAACACTCAAACACAAACATGTCTTCTCGCACATTCTCAGCTCAGCAGCAGGCGAACTTCGCCAAGAACGCCGACCCGGCACAGGGTGTCTCTCTCTGCATTCCGCGGGTGTTTAACAACATCAGCTGGAAGCGCATCAAGGGTCACATGATCGATGCTAACCTAGGGTTCGTCGAGCGAGTAGATGTTGTCCCAGTCGCGGGCAAGAACTACAAGAGGGCATTCGTCCATTTCGCCGCGGGCAAGTGGAACATGCGCGATGCTACTGCTCGAGCAGCGCTTAAGGCTCTACAGGAGGGCAAGAAGATCAAGCTCGAATATGAGTCACCGTGGTATTGGCTCGTAGGCATCAGTGGTGCCGCTCGCCCAGCTGAAGCTCCTAAGCCAAAGCAGCGCAAGACCAAGATTGATCTCAGCCCTTCTACAGAGGCAGAGAGCAAGGCGTCTTACGACCTCTCAGCACAGCAGGACGAGGAGCTAGCACCTCCAAAGCTTACGCGCCAGAGCAACCAGCCTAACCTAGATGACCCAATCGTAGCACGGGCTATGTCTGGAAACTCACCTACTCATCAGGTTCAGGTGAGCGACGAGCAGCTGGCGGAGAACTCGCACCTCAGCGAGCAGGCAGCCACCTTCCTAGCAAAGGAGGAGATGGAAGCCAACTAATTAAAAAACATAAAAATCAAAAAATAAAAAAAACAAATAAAAAATAAAAAACCTAAAAAAGCACTCAAGAGAATGGAGTGGCCCAAAAAATTTTTTCTTGTGTATATATGCCATAGCCGGTGTGAGTAGTCCTAATTGCGGGGACAAAGTTGAGGTTCAACTCCTCTTTATGGCTTTTTTTATTTACATATGTTATATGGCTGCGCGTTTACGAAAAATAGAAGCTAATCTTGATACTTATAATTTTCAAATCACTACTTTTTTAAAAAAAATTCTAGACACCCACCCTGATAAAGAAGAAATGGAACATCTATGTGGTTCCTTTCCGGCTTCAGACATCACGTTCCCCCCTGACTTTCCAGATAATGAGATTGAGAGGATAAAAATGAAAATACAAATAGTTAAAAACCAATTATCATGTCTGGATAATAATAGTAATTATCCTGCAACTCTAATAAATAAAGTGCAAAAACATTTAGACAAAATGAAGAAAGAAATGGATAATCCTACTAGCTGGATACCACAAGTTAATGGTGGAAGAAGAAGAAAATCACGTAAGAAAAGAAGAAAGAGAAAATCACGTAGAAGAACAAAGAAGAAAAGAAAAAGTAGGCGTAGAAAAACAAAAAGAAAACGTAGAAGATAATTGTATTTCTAATTATACAATATTTATATATATTATATGTATCATAATGCTATAGGTAACGCACTAAAAATAGTGAGAGCTGAAAAGGCAGCGGCAGCGGCTGGACAGGGAGAATCAAAAAGCTCAAAAGATGCTGCTTCAGATGTATATGAGGATTTAGGATCAAAAGCTAGTGAAGTCGCCATACAAATTTTTGAAGATAGCGGCGGTGGTAACTATTTAGCATTGCGTGTAAATGGTGCCGAACATAAAAATGGTTTACCGACAGATCGCGAATTTGATGCTTATCCAATACCGTTTTATATGATAATCGAAAGCATGAAAGGTAAATGGGAGAAATGGTTTACTTATATAGCCGAAAATATTAATGTAACTGATCCAGGCATATGTATTTTTATAAGTGAGCTATCTCCGGGTGGATACGATGATGAATATACGGAAGGTCAGAATTATGGAATAACTAAATTTGGAAGAAAACTAACAAAAGCAAAAACAAAAAATGTACTATATTATGCTATAAATAGTGACGATAGAAATAGAGACGATGATGGGAATATTACAGGAGGAGTAAAAGTGTCTTTTCTGAAAGATAAAATGAGGGATTGGATAAGACAATATGAGGACGGCGCTTCGGCTGGCGTCGGTGCTAGTGCGGGCGCAGCGGCGGCCCCGTCAAAATCGGGAGGTGTAAGAAAGAAGAAAAGACGCAAAACGCGAAAAAAGACACGTAAAAAAAGAGCGAGTAGAAGAAGAAAGAGAAAATCACGGAGAAAAACAAAACGTAAAAAAAAGAAAACTAGAAAAAAACGTAGAAGATAATTGTATATTTTAATATAAAGTTTTTAATAATATTAAAATATATATGGCTGTAGTATTCAAGAAAGGGGATGTATCAATAAAAAAAATAAAGGAAGGAACTTATAAAATAGACTATGAGGAAGGTGATTATAAACATTACTGGGAGTTTGTGAAAGAATTAATTGGAGAGAAAAATGGAAATTTTGAAGCAAAAAGCGTGGTAAGTTTAAAAGAATTATTAAATGAAAAGCAAAAAACACTATCTTATCATCATTTATCTCATTTTTTCAAGCAAGTAGGGAATCAATATGTAAATTTAGAAAAAGATGGTTATGGAAAGGTATTTGTAAAATTGGATGATATAATAGTAATTCACATAAATGAAAACAAAAGAGATAGTAAATTCTTGTGTCTTGGATTAGAAGACACATATAAAATAGAAAAGACAGATATAAAAATTAATTTTCCATATAAAAAATCAAGAAATAGTACATTTTTCTCTCCAGAATTAAAAAATGGAAAAACATTTCCATTAAAAATAAAAAAGACTTCATGTATTTTTTCATTAGCTGCCCTTATCTCTTCTTGTGTAAAACCTGGATATGAACTTGAAAATAAAATAGAACATTTAACATCATTAAACGAAACCAAATTGTATTATGGATTATTAAGATGTTTAGAAGAAGACCCATATAATAGATATTATTTATGGATTTAATTTTCTATATATTAATTATATGTCGATAAAAGTATTAAAAGCAAAAGCACAATCACGCAGATTAGTAGCTGAAAAAAATAGCGTATCTAAAATGCCTGTTAATTTATATTATTCACGTAGTAGTGGATTGTGTTGTCCAACAAGACACCATGAACCAAATCCATCTGGAGGTATTTATGTTGAAAAGCAACCAGCCCCACAAAGAAGCTATGGAAATTATAATAGACAAGCAATGTTAGGATATAGCGGATTAGCACGTAGGGTAGTTTCATTAAAAAATTCTCAAACGAATGATGCTATTACAAATCCAGAAAGGAATACATTTAAAAGAATGCCTGAATTTTCTCAAGGACAGCATTTGTATAATTTAACTTGCGGTAGTGTAAGATGTAAAGACAATCAATCTAGGTGTAATCCAGTAGCACCTATTTGTAATAATGATTCTTGTGGCAAATCTAAAATATCAATAACAAAGGATATTGGATATTTAAGTCAAGGTGACTATTTAAAACGTAGAATTGCTCGCAGAGTAAGAAATACAAGTCAGCCTTTTGAACTTCCACCAGCACAAGCACCTAATGGAAGATTAACTTGTTAAATGCGGTATAATAATATAAAAAATTTATATATTATTATAAATGTCTAATTATTTAGAAGCATCAAATACATCTAATAATACATTACTAGAAAAACTTGATTATGAAGAGTATGAAGGTAGAACATATCATGTTAATTTTAAAATTAATACATCAGATACAACGGTAAAGGGATTATATACTAGTAAGAAAACTCAATTGGATTCTAATACATATAAGCAAGATGCTCATAAGGACTCAGGTATACCAATTTATATGCCTGAAGGAAAAACATTTCCCCCTATGACTATTACAGAAGTAGATTTTAAAATAGAGGCCATAGTCTATTATAAGCATAAAGTACAAACATATGCTCAAATCATGACTTATGGAGACGATGAAGATACGGTAAATGAAGATTGTGGTTGTACTAGCGACAATTCAGGAAATTTACATACAGATAATTCAGGAAATGAAGTTAGCCAAAACGATCATGAAATATTAGCATCACAACCATTTCATTCAGGTTTATCAAAAAGTTATTTTGAACCAATGCCTTATTTATTGGTTCCTTATCAAGGTATATATGCTAAAAAATTAATATTGATGAATTCAATTGGGTTAATGGATAGTAGTTATAGAGGAAATTTAAAAGGATATTTCTTTAATACATCAAATCAATCTGTAACTATGAATAGAGGTGAAAAGGTATTAAATGTCGCAATGCCTAATTTATCTAAAAATTATAGATTAAATTTATTCGAACAGCAAGAGGATATTCAAGATCATCCTATAAGAGAACAAGAAATACAAGCTGAATATTTTCCAACTCCTTTTAATGAAATTTATTAGTTACTTGTGGAAAAGATGTGGATAATTATCACGTATATACGTATTACAATCAGAGGCAAATGATAAATAGGATGTTTTATTTCTTTCAAAGTGTTGATTACAATGTCCACAGATATGGATGTAAAATTCATATAAATATTCATTATGATGAAATGTTTCAAATAAGATATATTTGCCTGTAATTGCTTTACATCTAAAACACGCTTGTAACCACCCATTTTCTGGTAAATGTGATTCCCTATATATATAAATTCGTTTTAGTGTAGGCATAGTTATATAACTTTAGAAAACTAATTTTATATTCTAATTGTGTGATAAAATAATATCAGCAATTTATATAATGCGTAAAACTAGAAATAGAAGAAGATCACGTAGAAGGCGTTCTCGTAAAATGAGAGGCGGCATGCTTGGAGCAATTTCAAAACTTTTTGGTATAGGTAACAGAGATAAAGAAGAAGATCCTAACAGGCCTAAATCTCATGTAACTGATACACCTCCTATGGCGAAGCCGCAAGAGCCTGTTGGTATGGACGACCAGACCAAATCTGTGCCTACTGAAGGTCAAGGCGGCGGAAAAAGACGCCGAAGACATAGAAAGTCAAAAAAGAAACGTGGTGGTGGATGTGGATGTGCTTCACCTATGGGTGGTGGAAAGAGAAAACGCCGTCGCAAAAGTCGTAAGAAGAAACGTAAAAGCCGTCGTAGACGCCGTTAAGTTCATTTTTTTTAGTTCCTTTTTTTATTATACAAATATATAATAAAAAATTACCAATTTGTGCCTCTGACCCAACGTGCTCCTATAAATGCTCCCAAAGAACCTAAAACACCAATATCTCTCCAGTCGAACCGGCAATTATAATAATTTATATTTAATAAAACTCCTCCTAATAAAACAGAACTAGCAGAAGTAATACCTACAGCTGATGCGTATCTTACTAAATCTGGAACTTGAAAATATTTTATTATTGTACTCATTTATATATTAATCAGATAACATAGTTTTAAGATGATTTATTTTCTATTTCTTTTCTTAGATCTTCTTCTTGTTTTCCTTCTTGTTTTCCTTTTTGTTTTCCTTCTACGAGAATACGTTTTTTTATGTCTGTGTTTTTTTCTTCTCTTTTTCTTTGTTCTTTTTTTTCCTCCACTTAATGTGCCTACTACTTGTTGTCCTTTGCTTAAAATAGGTAAATTTGTATTATATTGAATACATAAATCTGATATTTGTGTTTTAATTTCATCTCGTGACATCTCTTCTAAACCAGTATTATTATTGACTTCTCCTATAGACCAATTTAATAATCCATAAAAATGATCGACTAAAAAAGTTTCCATCTGTCTAGCATTGCAGCTAGCATAATTGTCTCCATATAATTTATCTAATGAACCGTGTGATCCTCCAATTATATAATTCATAGGAAATTTGGCTAATCTTTTAACTATACCTCTTTCTTTATTTACGTTATAATTTGCTTTTCTCATAATTCTTATTAGTGCTACTTGTGAAAAAAATTTCTCTAATGATAATAATTTTTTATATTCCTTTAAATGGAGATTTCTTATAAAAAAAACATTTCTAACACTTCTTAGGTCTTCCTTTGTCTCATTCTCATCTGTTACGACATTTAAAGCAAATAATAACTCCGTACAAGTATGTTGAGCGCGATTTAAATAAGAAGCGCAAAATACGTTATCATCATCATTTTTTAAATAATTTTTCTCTACTAGATATTGACCTAATAATCTAGCTTGTAAAATACCCATAGGAGTTAGATTAGTATCTAGATTTCTATTAAGTTTTTTTGAAACAACGTTTGAACCAACTAATTGAAGTGGTTTATTATGAAAAGCGTTACCGTGTCGTATTAAGAAAATTTCACAACCATTATGATGAGATAAATAATCTTTTGTAAATTCAACCCATTTTTTGTTATTTTTTTCATAAAACATTCCAGTTCTTGTAGAACTGTCATATAAAACTAACTCATTATCTCCATTTTTTCTAAAATAATTAGATCTTATTTTATCTGGAAATCCATCATAAATAATGGATAGTTTCCATTCACCATTTACAGATTTAAAGTGAAAACACATACAGTTAGCTATTTTCCAATTATCTGGAGTTTTTGGTAGTAATGGTTTTAAAATAGTTTTTAAAAGTCTATGATGATGACTTACCATAAAAAACTTTAGAGGTTTACTATGAAAATCCATTTGTTTTGTCATAAAATAATTTACATCATTCCAAAAAGTTTTATGAGTGCAACTTCTAGAAGATTTAACTGAAGATGGAACATATTCAATACTTTTATTATAGGTACACTCAGGATTATTATTAGCTACATCAGCTTTTGTTGTATTACACACATTACTTAATCGTCTATTCATTTTTTTTCCAACAAAAACACCGCGCGTGCCATGCGCTTCCCCGCGCGTTTTTTCACCAATAATGCAACTTTGTAATCTAGTAGACGAATTTTCTTTATCAAAACTACCAAATACTTTCATTTCATTTAAACATGGCATAATGTATAACTTATCTAAACTATACTCTCTTGATAAACGTTGATCGTAATTTTTTGAGAATCCATCCCAAGGACTAGATTCATTCAATATATTAATTTTTGATTCATTTGTTTCTTTTGTTTCACCGGACATATATAATAAGTATTTAAAATAAATTATGATAAAAAAGGCGTTATCATAATTTACGGTTGCGGTTTGGTTTTAGATGATTTGTTAGGGACAAATACACCGATATAAACCCTTGTAAAAAGAATCCTATACACATAGAATAAGCATCTTCTACCCTACACCCCATCACATGCTCTACTTTTTACTCATGTATTCGTAAGAATTAAATTTGCTGTTTCCAAACCTTTAAAATAAGCCAACTGCTACATACCCATTTGAACTCAGAATTGATTGCTATTTTTGTAGTCGTTCGAATTAGTCTAAACAACGACTTGAAGACCCCCTAAGGACTAATTTGGTAGCCTTCAGCGCGAGCTCTAGCGTCTTTACCCATTTTTTTATTTTTTTTCGCATATCAATATCATCATCGTTCTTCCATCATCTTCAACACCACTTCTCACACTTCACTCAGGATCTCCTAACTCTCTGCCTCCATGCATAACTCTATCGTCTTGTGTAATTGTATTAATAAAAATATTAATTTTAATTACTACTGAAATAAGTGAGCTGATACTATCCTCTTATACGGGTCTCTTTTATTCAGTTCAAAAGAAAGGTTTGAGTTTGATTTTTTTTTGCTGTGAGAGACCCAATATATACTATTAAATATTCTTTAAGTTGTTTTATAACTGTTTTTAAAAGTATTTTATGTATAAAATTGATTCAAATAAAACGCAATATAATTAAAATATATCCTATTATGTCCTCTCTAGTTGCAACCACTCCTGTAAGCTTTCAAGCATTTCAACTCCTTCAACTTGCCCCAGAGGGAGATAGTAATTTACCTAGTAATTATGGAACACTTGATCTAAAAGCTATTAAACAATCTGCTCTTTCATTAAATAACTTACTATTAGGGTTTTCAGTAGATAGGTCTGGTTCGATGGAAATTGTTAGTAAAGACGGAAAAACTCTACTACAACACGCACAATCTGTTATAATTAATATTGCTCGTTATTTAATGGACGTTCATAAAGAAAATCCTGATACAAAGTTTGCTATTAAAGTTGTGTATTTTGATAATAATCTAGATGAAATTCCATTATTTAAAATTAATTGGAACTCGTGGACGGATGATTTAGACCAATTTGTTGAAAATCTTACTAAGTTTCATCCTCGTGGGTCAACTAATATTCAAAAGCCTTTAGAGTATTTTAAAGATTATGGTCTCTTTAATACTGATGGTAATCATTATCATATTCTACTAACAGATGGATTTCCAAATGATGGATATACTTCTGCTACTGATTTACAAAATAGTCTTCCAAGTTGTAATAATATGTTTATTGGATTTGGACCAGATCATGCGGTAGACCTTTTAACATCACTATCTAATAACTCAAATGGAGATTATAATTTTGTAAATAGTGCTGAAAATGCTGGAATGTTATATGGAGAATTGCTTCACGGTATTCTTTATAATGTAGCAAAAGATATTACAATTAAAATGAAGGGAGGAAAACTTTACAACTATAAAACAAAAACCTGGGATGATAAACTAACTTTTAAAAAATTCTCAACAGAACATACACAAACCCTAGTATTCCAATCCAAATGGGATAGTGTTGAACCACATTTATTTGAACTTCATTACACTGACTATCAAGGACAAAAACTTTCACATTACTTTAGCTCTAATCAGTCATCAATTAGATATAATCCAACTAATGGAGAATGCAAAGAATCATCGCGTAATAAACATGTGGAACGTCATATGTATAGAGTAAAAACGATGGAGTATTTACATACTGCTAAACAACATAATAATGGAGAGAATGCTCCTAGAAGTTTAATTGAAGAACTTGAAAAGTTCAAAACTGAACTAGACAAATTTATTAAACGAAATAATTATGAAGATGACCTATTTATGAAAAATTTACAAGAAGATATAACATTATGTATTAAGTCTCTAGAATCAGTATTTAGGCCCGCTATGAGAGCTTTTATTCAATCCAGACTTTCAACACATGGACGTCAAGGAGGATTTGCTGTTGATGTAGATGATGTTCTAAACCAAGATGATGATTATAATGTAGTAGGAATAAGTAGAATGAGAGGTCTTAGTATGCCTTCTAGAGCTGTTCAAAATATTTCAACACCACCTAGAATGCCTAGACAGCGGTCTGCTTATACAACACCGTCTCAAAATAATGTTATGCGTCAGTGCTCTCAACCTGTATCTCAATAATTAAACCATATTATAAGGCAAATAAAAAATTTTTTTATCTGTTAATATAAATGAGTACAGAATCTAAAAGACAAGAAGTCTCCAATATTTTAGTCGCTGCCGCATATGATGCCGCTTTAATAAAACTTCAATCTACATTGAAGGAAAGAAATATTGAAGTTTCATCAAAATCTATTACAGAAATTGTAAAAATTGCTATGGAAATAGTAGAAGCTACAAAACTCAAGGGTGCTGACCAAAAATCGCTCGTAGAAAAAATTGTTAGAAAAATTGTAAAAGAATCCCCATTAGAAGAATCCAAAAAAAGTATTGTAATTTCTATGTTAGATGAAGGAATTGTAGGAGATGTTATAGATTTAGTTGTTGCTGCTACAAGAGGAGAAGTAAATATTAATACAGTTGAAAAAGTAGCTACAGGATGTTGTCTTGCTTTCTTAAAAAGTAGGAAAGCAAAAAACGCAAAACTTACACCTAATCCATTACATTAAGCACCACTAGCATAAACAGTTGTCCAATCACGAGCAGTAGTTTCATATGCTACTCTATTATCTTTATATTGTCTAGCAATATCTGGAACTAAAGGATCATCTGGATTAGGATCGTCTAAAAGACTACAAATAGATATAAGCACTTTGGAAATGGTTAAAGCCGGACTCCAATTATCTTTTAATATATCCAAACAAATACCACCTCCACTATTAATATTTGGATGATAAATTTTAGTCACAAAAGTTACCTTTGGAGGTTTAAAAGGATAATTAGCTGGAAAATTAATATTTAAATAAAATACACCACCCGCATATGGAGTATCAACTGGTCCCATAATTGTTCCCGTCCAATTATAAATATCATCACCTTCTGGACCCGCGCTACAGTTTGAAGGGGGGTTCTTAGTAAGATTTTCTAATTCTTTTGCGATACGTTTTGCTGAAGCCATAATATATATATAATTATAATATTTTCTTACGTTTATGTTGTTTTAATAAAAAATAAATTACATAAACCACTACAAGACAAGTAATTAAAAATAATTACCTACCTCTATCTCCGTTTTAATTGCATTGGCTTTACAGTTAATTATTTTCTACTGGCGGGATTTTCAACTTTCTATCGTCGGCACCCTATCTTACCAGCCATTATATACCAAATTACTAGTTTGTCGCTTGAAGTTCAGTCATTCCAACTGAAGAACCGCAATATATAATGGAGGATGAACTCTCACCCCCAAGGAGTAATCATAAATAGGAATTGAACCTATACGTGGTGCCCACACTATGATTGAGTTTAACGTCAGATCTTTTTATGACGGCTTCGTCGTCTTACTATACGCTCGAGCTTATTTGCAACAACATCTATTGTGACTCAATCGCTTATTTTTCACCTTAGTTCGAGGCCTGACCAGGGCAACTTACACGAACTAACACAATCAACCCTCCCCTTTTCCAATGAAATCGGCGCTGCTGTATGATTTAACATACGGGTTCCGCTAGAGCGTGGGGGGTCAATCCCACTTTAAACCCTAGTCCTCTGTCCGTTTAAAGTCAGACCAGACTCTTTATAACCTTCCTACCGGGCCAATGGCTATCCGTTATAGCAACAATAATACAACACCGTATTATTGGAGTGGCTATGCGCCACTAATGTAATCTACTAGGAAAACCTAAAACTTCAATTTTCAGAAAAAAATTTGAAAAAAAATTTTTTGATAGAAAAAAAGTTATGCTTCAACCGTCACCTACACTATCATCTTGACTTGTGTTTTTATTTTTTTTTATTTGTATATTTTTTCATTCGTATACTCCTGGCGTAATCCGTTAGAGAACGAGGCCTATATCTTGCTTTTATATCATCGAACTCTGGTTTTTTATCTCTCCACGAACAATCCCGCCATAGATTGTAAACGTTTGGTTTGGGTCCTTCGCCTTTCTCTGCCTTTTCCTTTTCATATGCCTCTCTAGCTTGCCACGCCTTTCCCTGGATTGAGTGGTATTTGGCTTCATGACCCTCATCCCAGTTTCCTTCAAAATATTTCTCCGCAAACTTCTTTCGCTCGTCCGCTGCTTTTAGATACAGTCCCTCCGCTTTCTTGAATCTTCCCATACTATTTTCATGATCCGCTAGAGTTTCCAATCGTTTGTAGTAGCGATAATGTTTTTGTTGCTCTTGGTTCTCCATTATTCGTTGGAGCTGTGCCCGTTCCAGCAGTTTGACGTTGGTGGTCTTGACTTTGTAATTGTTGTTAGTGTTGTAGTAGATAACTTGAAAACCTTCTTTTTCAATTTTAAGGTAAAAGTAGGTCTCAAATTAGGGTTTCTGTAAAGCAAGTCAAGAAAAAAGGACTTTATATATACAGTTGCCTTTTTGTTTTTTTTTAGCGTATGATTTTCCACTGCGATGCGATGAAGGAAGTCGATATGTATTTCTCCCAGAGCTGTTGCTGTGTAGGTTTCTCCTCTTCGCGATCTTGAGTGAGTTCTTCTAGCAACGATTCTAGATATTTCACTCCATCCACATTAGGATCATCCATTATGTTGGTGTAGGTGCTTTGGGGTAGGCTCATATTTGTTGTGCTTTGCGTGAGTTGTTGTTGTGGTTAGGTTAATGTTGAGTAGTCTTGAAAACCAAAAAGTTCAATTTTAGTGTTAAAATTAGGGTTTCTGTAAAGCAAGTCAAGAAAAAAGGACTTTATATATACAATTGCCTTCTTTTTATTTTTTATTTGTTTTTCTTTTTTTTTGATTTTTATTGATTTTGTTGGTTTGATAATAGACGCTGCCTCACGCTTAATCTGTTGGACGTTCAAACAATACTGGTCCAAACTGGTAGCATCTGTGTTGAAGTTAGTGATAAACTTATATACATTGACTGGAGAAGTCTGTCCAATTCTGTGAGCTCTGGCGATAGACTGATCCTCTACCGCTGGGTTCCAATGAGGAGTAGTGAAATACACCTCGTTGAAATGCTGGAGATTTAATCCCTCACATGCCGTTTGAATTTGGGCAATAAGGATTTCTGGTGCTAGGAAACTGTTAATGAGGTGCGCGATGTTGTGTGCTCCACTTCCTCGAGAGGTTGTTTTAGCATCGATGATAGTTGAAATGTCCTCTAAGGAAATGGGACTCTGGATAGCATACTGGCGTTCCTTTTTCGACGTAGAACCTTGTATGACCGCCACATTAAATCCAGCTGATGTGAGTCTGTTCTTAAGGTGAGCGATTTCACTTTTGAACTGGCAGAAGATGAGTTTACCTTTACGGGTTTGCTTATTCTCCATTACCTTATTTACCACAGCATTCATTTTGCTAATACCAGAGCAGGCTAGCAAATCAGCATCTTCCGCGTCAAAATCTCCTCTGTTAATAAGACGCTGAACTAGCTTATCAGAAGCCATAGGAGGGAAGACACAGCCCTGTCGCATAAGCATATACAGCGGCAGTTTGCTATTAAATGCGTTGTTAAGGAACGCCATAGCCAAATCCACATTGTCTCTGGTTACATCAGCGAACCCAGCACCAGCATGAATGTTCTTCACAAACTGTTCTTCTTCTGGTGTTTCATGTACTACCTCCACTACTTCCACATTAAGTGGAGGCATTTTGATACCAACACTTTTTTTAGTGCGGTAGAGCACACAGTCCTTAATGGTAGCCGCGATAGCTTCCTTATTGTTGTAGAAGGTTTGGTTAAGTCCCATAACGGAGCATAGGTGGTAGAAATCCTTACGTCCATTGTTAATAGGTGTTCCGGTTACCAACCACTTAATTTTAGCCTTCAAACGGCATCCACCAGCGTGTTTACCACTCTTAGAGTTGCGCATATGGTGAGCCTCATCATAGATGACCCTATCCCACTCAATATCCCACAGAGGACAGTGGATCAATTGCTTCTTACGCTTTCTTACGCTAATCATACCATACGTAGTTATGATAACGCGAGATTCATTAAGGTCCTCCTCCGTAGCCTTTTTCGCCTTAGCTCCGTGGTAGATAAACGCATCAATATTTGCGAACTTTTTGAGTGCTCCAGCCCATTGTTGGATAAGAGCCCTCGGCATTACAACTAGGGTCTGTTTCGATGGGTTGAGGACGATGGTGCCGATCATAAGGATAGTTTTACCTAACCCCATCTCGTCACATAGGAAACCTCCGGGAACTCCTAACCTAGGGTTAGTTTCGCGGGTATGGACCCACTTCATTCCAGAGAGTTGATGTTTTTTAGCATCCAATCCAGCTTCCTTCAACCAGTTGGTGAACGCATTCATAGCCATATTTAAGGTTTTGATTAAAGTTTTGATAGGTTTTGTTTTGAGTTGTCTCAGTAGTGTGTAGTATATAATTGTAAAAGGGGGATAGTATAACCGTTAAGAAAACGAAAATCTTCAATTTTGAAAATGACAAGTCAAGACAAAAGTTTCTGAAAATTGAAAACTTTTGTTTTCAAGAGTTCTCTATCATACCCCCCAAAAACGAACAACTAGCGTAACAACACTACAAAACTAACAACTCAACTAGTCACTCAACCATGGCCGCTATGATCACCATCGCATGTGGACGTCCTTCCTCTTCTCGCCGCAGCACTACGCAGCAGCGTTCCAACTCCCTAAGTGCTTATATGCCTAAGGGACTTCACTCTACCCAGTCTGGCGTTCATCAACGTAGGACCACGGTAGCGAAGAAGGTCCAGCCGATGAGCTTCCGCTCCAACTACCGGGTTCCGGTCACGGAGACTATGAAGCCAAATGGTCGCTGGACCGCCAAGCTTCAGGTGAAGGATGCTACTACGGTAGCCCACACCACTCGCTACCAACCCAAGGTTAGGGTCCAGGTTCAGGTCGATGAGGCTTCAGCCAAGAAGAAGGACTGGGAAGCTCGCCACGCCTACTGGATGAAGAAGGAAGGTGAGAGAAAGGCATCCAAGTCAGCCGCTAAGAAGGCATCTAAGAAGGCGTGGAAGGATGGAGCCGCTGAGCGCCTAGCAGCCAAACTCCGTAAGGCTCAAGAGGAGAAGGCACGCCAAGAGGAGCTAGCTCGTCAGCAAGAGGCTGAGGATAGCGACAGCAGCGATGGAGACTTCTTCAGCAGTAGTGAAGAGGAAGAGGAAGAGGAGGAAGACTTCCCAGCTCTCCCTACTGTTGCTAAGGTTAGCAAAAAGGTGAGCTTCAAGGACGACAGTGAGAACCTTATGAAGCCTCCGTGCGAGACCAAGGTTTTCAACACGGAAGACCCGCCTAGCTCCATCAGCGATGAGGAAGAGGATGAAGAGGAGATTGTCCTAACTCGCTCTGCTAACGCATGGAAGCCTAAGCGTATTCGTCAAAAGACGGATCAGGAACAGCACGATGAGCTCCTAGCTATCTGGCGAAAGGACTACGAAGCTAGTGACGGAAGCTGGGGAGATCAAGCCGACCTAGCAGATGACCTCGCTACCATTAACGCTCTTAGGGTTGGTCTATCTCTTCCAGAACTAGATGACGATGGAGTGGAGATTACCATCGACGAATTTGGTCGCCCAAGCGCTGATAACTCCGCGTGGTAAGTCGCTATTTAGCGCAGCCATATAGTAGAAGGCGTGGTATTCTACACATAACATAAAAATCAAAAAAAATAAAAACAAATAAAAAATCAAAAATCAAAAATCAAAAAGAAGGCAACTGTATATATAAAGTCCTTTTTTCTTGACTTGTTATTATACCATTACATAATATCAAACTTTTTTTCTGAAAATTGAAGTTTTTTGTTTTCATAATCTCTCAATCATACCCCAACATTATAACACAAGTCAAGATTTACAAAAACTTACAAAACTCACAACAACTTCTAGCACTACACAGTATGGCTCTTAATTTTGGAACTCGCTCTAATGCTAACTTCCCAACAAATCTTCAACAGATTATCGACGCTCCAGTAGAGGAGGTCACCGGTCCTAGGGTAGCTAAGACTAAGGCTATCGCTACTATGGCTATCCCAGCCAATGCCGCCAAGGCAGCCAAGGCTCGCACTAAGAGAATAGCAGCTGAGAAGAAGGCTCACAAGAAGGCTCACGCCACCTTCAAGCGCGAACTCAAGGCTACTCGCAAGACTCTAACCACAGGCTGGAAGGAGGAAGCAGCAACCAAGAGGGAACTAGCTAGGTGCGTAAACTACATCTTCAAATCGGAGGAGAAGAGAAAGAAGAAAGAGGCTAAGGAGAAGAGAGCAGCAGCTAAGGCAGCCAAGGCTGAAGAGAAAAAGCAGAAGGCAGCTGTTAAGGCAGCCAAGGCTAAGGCAGCCAAGCTTACCGACCACGAGAAGCTTATGAAGCGCGCAAGGAAGGCTTACGAGACAGAGATGCGCCGCAGGGTCAAGTTTATGAGGCAATTCAGCGAGAAATATATGGAATACCGCGAATTCCTTAGGCTGGACCAGGAGGGAAATCACACCATCAACCCCTTCACAGAGGAGCCAGAACAGGATAGAATGGTCTCAACGGTCGAACTCACGCTCGAAGATGGATTTGTCTGCTAAGCGCCTACTAATTATATTCAAAAAAAAATAAAAATTAAAAAAACAGAAAAACAAATAAAAAATAGAAAAACAAGAAAAACAAATAAAAATAGAAAATTGAAAAATTTTTTGTTTACTAAATATCATACTATAAACTGTATACTTTCTGACCTAGATGATAAACCAACCGCACGTGGTAGAAATATTCGAAGAATCAATAACAGATGATGATATTATTATTGTTAAAGAAGATGATGTTATTGTTGTAGAAGAATATGATATAGACGATTATGAATGGATTAATTGTATGGATTGCGTTCAGAGAAAAATGATTTGTATTATTTCTATTTTGATTATAGGAATAATACTTTTAATATTTGTTTCTATACTAGGTCAGTAAATAATACAAATTAAAAAATTTAATACATTTCCTTTTTTTTATAGTCTACCACCTAAACCAGCCAAACCATCAATAGTATCACCTTCGGCTGTACCACCCCCATCAGGTAGGATATGATAATAACCTTCGTCCTCTTCTTCTTCATATATTACAAATAATGAACCTTCGCCCGTAGTTTTAATTGGTTGATCTTCTTGAAACTGAACGAATACAGGACGCTCCTTATGTCTTTCATGGGCTCTAATCCAAGCGTCTATATCTTGTTCATATCCCGCATAATCAACTATATAGTTGTTAACAGATTTGTCTTCGCTATTTTTAAATTTATAATTAATAAATTCAATAGCTTTTGCCCAAGTAAATCCATCATCACCCCATATATCTTCATTCCCTCTTCGCCATTGAGCGGTATCAATAACTGTATAGTATGTGTAATCGTATTTATCTTCAATTCCCATTGTGGTGTATATAACCCTAACTATATTTATAATTAACTTCAATTTTACAGAAAATTGAAATGAATTTTTGTTATGTAATAGCATCACACAAACTTTGACTATGGGAATCTGGACTACTAACGCAGGAAAAAGCTATAAAGTAAATATTAGACAAGACCAAATAAAAGCTATGAAGGCAGCAGGTGCGCGCTTTTGTTGGTTCAGGGATAATCCTGGAATAAATAATGAAAATAATGAAATATATTATGAAGATGGGAAGGACGAGCAAGGTAAATCACACCGAATACTGAAACAAGGCATAACAGTAACTTGTGAAAATGGCGATAGAATTACTGGATATGTAAGCCATATGGTTGCGGGACATTCCTGTATGGGAACAGATATCGGTGATTGGTTTATCATTCAGGAAGGAACTTATCCAACGCATTATCATATACAACATTCCGTAGATGAAGATGATGTATATATTGAAGAGCTATAAATGTAGAGGTTTAATAAATTTTTTTTATTTATATTTAGAAAGGCAAATAGTGCAAGGATTACCTGTAGATCTTATATGAAAATGTAGGGTAGCCTCTTTTTTTATATCAAAATGAACAAGGGTAAATCTAAAAGATTCCGGTCCAATAACTTTTCCTGCATAAGTAAAATAAAAATATTTTATAGGTAATTTTAGTAAATTATTAACCAACACATATAACGTTCTTACAGTATCTGTTTCATCAATTTCAAGAGTATGGGTTTTATTAGTATTTTTGAGAAATATTTGCATATAGTAATTATACTTATTGTATATTAAAATAGTTTTGATAAATGAATTTACATGAAATAACAGCAACAATGAAGGTGGCCCAAATATTAAAGAATTTAATAACATTAGGAGTATTCACTTCAATTCCAACAAATTCCATAACTCCATATGGTCCATACCATGTTTTATCTTGGAATAATTCTCTTTCTAATCTAAAGCAAATACATCCTCTAAATAAGAAATGTAAAACAAGAGTTAATATAAAAAATCCTATTACCCATTTTTCAACTTTATATAAAAGTATTCTATACATTAGAAGTGTATACGGCATATTATGTAAAAAATAAACAACAAACCATCCAGCAATATCAGCATTTCCTCCAAATATGGTAGTTAATAAATTACATATAGCTTTAACACATTTTTTTATGATTGGTTTTCTATACTCCCAATTAAGTATTTGAAGCATATATAAATATAAAAAAAATAAATGTTATTTTTTACCGAATTAAAGTTTGCTTACTAAAATAAAATTCATATAATCCTTTAATTTATTTTTATCTTTAAAGAATGTGGCATAATGAATATCTCCTAATGGAAACGAGAATTTGTAAAGATCATTTTCTTTTGTAAGGTTTATTTGACTGGTCTTGTCTTCCGGAGAACAATATGATAATATACTGTCTGTAGACGATAAAAGTGTGTAGTTTTTCCTAATAAGTGCCTTTTCAAAAGTCATAAACATATCTCTAATGTAATATGGTTTGATTTATTTAATTCAATTTAACTATTGTATTAAATAAGTAATAAAAAAATTTATTAGATGCCCACGGCAGGACTCGAACCTGCAACCCCAAGTTTAGAAGACTTATACGCTGACCATTGCGCCACGAGGGCGAAGCTTAGATTCATAATTATTTACTAGTTCCGCAAAATGTTGTAAAATCGGTTTACCTTTAATATATGGAGTTCTCATCGTATGATCCCCTTGGTCGATCCATAGACGAATTCCAATATATTTAGTTTGGTCTTCAGTTTTATATCCAAATCCACTTACGGCAAATGTGTCGCAAATGGTTCCTGGAATTTTAATAGTTATACGTTTAGTTCCAAACCCATATAGGTTTTTTTCTAAACCCATAAAGCACATATCATAAAGTTGTTGGTCGTTCATGTTTCTGTATATCAAGTAATTGTGTGTATATTGGAATAAGTTTTATAAAAAAACATTTCAATTTTCTAAATAAAAAATCGTCTAGTGCAGGATTTGAACCTGCGCGGGCGGAGCCCAACAGATTTCAAGTCTGTCCCATTAACCACTCTGGCAACTAGACAAAAGGGGTAAATAAAATTTTATAAGGACCGCTGTGGGAATCGAACCCACGACCTCGCCCACCCAAAGGGCGAATCATACCCCTAGACCAAGCGGTCGATTGCTGTTTTCTTTATTCTTTTTTTTAATATTTGCTGTAAGAAAACATTTCTAACTTAATAATATATGGTTAAAAAAGTGGTAACAAGTATGTTTAACAAATATGTTGATTTTTTTGCTAATTTTAATGTTTTAGGTTTAGCGATTGGTTTAATGATTGGTTCAAATTTAAAAGAAGTAGCTGGAGATTTTATTGATGGTATTATAATGCCTTTTATAAAACCTATTTTAGGAACAATTACTGGAGGAAGAGATTTAAAATTTAAAATTCCAGGAACAGAGGTTGAATTAGATTTAGATAAAGTTACAGCATCTAGTATTAAATTTGGTGCTTTATCAGTAATAATATTTGTTATGTTACAATTAGGTGTTCAAATTAAAAAACCTGTTCAGTGGGTATCAGTTAGAAATTGGGATAAGATGAAAAAAAACAAAAATGTAAAATTAACTTCTACAAATTCTAGAACTTCTAAATCTAATAAAGGATTTACCCTTTAATTGCACCTTCCGGTAATCGAAACCGGGGCACTTCCTTGGAAGGGAAGTATGTTACCACTACACCAAAGGTGCTTATGGAGAATGGGGGCATCGATCCCCCTGCCTCACGCATGCTAAGCGTGCGCTCTACCATTTGAGCTAATTCCCCTTCATTAGCTATAAGCTCCCACCGTGAATCGAACACGAGACCTTATGATTACAAGTCATACGCTCTACCAGCTGAGCTATAGGAGCCTATCTCCTTCCAATATTAATAAATATCATAAAATTTAATATTTAACGCATAAAAGATTTACTAAATAAAGAGTTAAGCCACAAGTGAGATTTGAACTCACGGCCTTGAGCTTACTAAACTCACGCTCTACCCCTGAGCTATTGCGGCTATTACTAAATAATTTAAGTATTATCTATTTAAATTATTTCTTTAATAAATTATATTCTCTAATTTTTGGTAACCGTGATTACCAATGGGAAATTAGGAAAGTTAACCCCAAGGCGTAAATTATTGGTCACAGGGTTCCTCCCCCCACTGCCCTCCTCGACAATAATATCGGCGCCGGAACCCGCCTCCCCAGCGGATAACTGAAGCTCATGAACAGCTGCCGTTCCGACAGGAGGTTGATGCAACCCGTACTGATTCGCCTCTGCGGGAGTGATCCCCTCGAGGGTGCTGGTATAGGTATTCGTAGACGCTGATGTGGCCACTTCGATGCTATATGTGGCGTTAGCGTCATCGATAATACTAATATAAAGTTTACCAGTTGGGCTGTTCTGGTCGTCGAAGCCATACCATTTAAATTCGACTGGGATATTTGACTGAATGGTGTCGGCGTTATCGACATTTGTACCGCCATTATTATTATCTACGTTGATGAAGAGTTCTCTGTTAGAAGTATTTCCATCGAAAAAATCGTTCCAAGAAGATGTAGAAGCTTCTGTATAATCCACAACTATTGTCCCATCTGGCTGCAAAAGAGACTTCCCATAATTGTCACTCGACCAGTAAGAGATCGATACACTTTCACCACTTACGGGAGGAGGGACAGGAAAACCGCCAGACGCTGCTACTGGTGGGTTTACTTGGGATGGAGTAGTTGTGTTGTAAAACAAAGAACCTACTCCAATTTTGTTTTGAAATAAATAGCTCATTCCTACATTTGGATATAAACCAAATTTTGTGTTACCACCATAGTTAGCTGTAGAACCATTACTGGTTTTTAAGACGTTTCCATTATTCTTAGGTATTAAAACTATTCCTGTAGCTTGAGGTCTTTTTCCACCTAAAGCATTTACTTTTCGTACATTACCTGGATTAAAAGGCATATATATTATGTATTTATAATTTATTCTATAATAAATTAAGTAAATTATAATTATTAAGTACTGACTACAACGCTATATTGTTGACCTTCTATGAAATTTATTTGAGGATTGCTGTTCATTGATCTGAACCGTAAAATTCCTTTACCACCTCCTAGGTCAATCCAAATGCCATTTTGTACGCCAGCCCCCGACCCCGTGAGATTGATATTGCTATCATCAAAAGTCTTGACTGTACCGTCGAGATCCGTAATTGCCACTTCAAGATTTGACAAAGCATTCTTCAAGGCATTCTCATCCAATTGGTCTGAATATATATTAATAAATATATCATGTAGCCCGGGAGCACCGTCATCATCGGTGACTATACGCTCAATTTCGGCCTGGTCATTCAATATCTTTCTATTACCTGAAACTACGCCAAAAGGGAAATTTGAGTTTGATACTGTATAATTACTCGTTGCGATATCATTAAATTGTTCGGGAGGCCCCCCACCCCAGACATATGCAAAACCTCGATATTGTGTAATCCAAGGAACGTCGTCGGGCGCTCCACCGTCTAACTTAGCTGATGTAGCTGTAAAGGTAAAGGTGCCGTCTGGTCCAGGGACGTAGGGAAGATCACTCAGGTTCACCTGAATTCCCGGCCCATCCCCGACTCCCGCGCTAGCTACGGATGGGTTTACTTGGGATGGAGTAGTTGTGTTGTAAAACAAAGAACCTACTCCAATTTTGTTTTGAAATAAATAGCTCATTCCTACATTTGGATATAACCCAAATTTTGTGTTACCACCATAGTTAGCTGTAGAACCATTACTGGTTTTTAAGACGTTTCCATTATTCTTAGGTATTAAAGTTATTCCAGTAGCTTGAGGTCTTTTTCCACCTAAAGCATTTACTTTTCGTACATTACCTGGATTAAAAGGCATATATATATATTATGTATTTATAATTTATTCTATAATAAATAAATTATATTCTATACATTAGATTTAAAATTTGTAGATATACGTCGCGATTAACTTAATTCATAAACTCTAACATGTCCAGTAGCATTATTTCCATTGTCGAGAGCATATATAGCACCAATAGCAACAGTTTGTCCATCACTGCTTAAAGATACTGAACTTCCAAACTGATCACCAGCTGCGTCTCCATCTATTTCGGTACCTAATTGACTCCAAGAACTATTACTGTATTGATACACTCTTACGTGACCTGAATTGGCGTAAAGTCCATCATTTAGGATTGCTCCAATAGCAACTATTGTACCATCACTACTTAAGGATACTGATTTCCCTGAGTAATCATCAGCTGCGTCTCCATCAATATCGGAACCTAATTGAGTCCAAGAATTATTACTATAATCATATACTCTTACGTGACCTGAATTACTTCCATTATCATCATTACCGATTGCTCCAATAGCAACAATTGTACCATCATTACTTAAGGATACTGAATATCCTGACTGATCACTGGATGCTTCTCCGTCTATATCGTTACCTATTTGAGTCCACGACCCATTACTAAATTCATACACTCTTACGTGACCTGAACTAGTTCCATTACCATCATTTAGGATTGCTCCAATAGCAACTATTGTACCATCACTACTTAAGGCTACTGAATGTCCGGAGTAATCAGTAGCAGCTTCTCCATCTATATCACCACCTTTTTGATTCCAGGCACTACCATTCCATTCATACACTTTTACGTGACCTGAAGTATTTCCATTACCACCATTATTATAGGGCGCTCCAATAGCAACAATTGTACCATCACTACTTAAGGATACTGATTTCCCTGAATTATCAGCAATTCCATCTCCAACAATATCTCCACCTTTTTGAGTCCAATTTGGTGTGGTACTACTACTGTATTGATACACTTTTACATGACCTGAATCACTTCCATTACCATCATTACTGGGCGCTCCAATAGCAACAATTGTACCATCATTACTTAAGGATACTGACCGTCCTGACAAATCACCAGCAGCGTCTCCAACAATATCTCCACCTTTTTGAGTCCATCCAATTGGAGTAACAGTTGTATTACTAGCATTTCTTTCATACACTCTTACGTGACCTGAATTACTTCCATTATCATCATTATCCGTAGCTCCAATAGCAACTATTGTACCATCGCTACTTAAGGATACTGAATATCCGAAGAAATCATCAGCTGCGTCTCCATCAATATTAGAACCTAATTGGCTCCAGTCCGCGGGCCCCACCTGGATTAACGTTGTGTCTGTGGTGTTGCCAGCGACGTCAGTAGCCCGAATTTGATAATCATCTACACCCGTAGTAGTCGAGTAGGGGGCGTCCAATGTAACAATACCATCGCCCGTCACTGGATCCTGTGTAATACTTTTATCACTATTCCCTGGTGGTAAAATAGACCAAGTTACAGATTCATTAGCTGAAACACTTCCTAATGCTGTGTCTCCTACCACCCAACCACGTAAATTAGTAGTATTAATAGTTGGAGCTGTTGTATCAATAACAGTAACAGTCCATGTTATACTTGAAGTATTGCTATTGCCGGTGGTATCAGTAGCAGTCACAGTAAAAGTATGAGATGAATCGGTTTGATAATCAGCTGGAGAACTTAATGCAATAACACCAGAGTTTGTGCCAATAGTTACGCCAGAACCAGTAATAGACCAAGTTACAGTTTCATCAGCTGAAACACTTCCTAATGCTGTTTCATTGTCGTTTATGGTGTTGTTGAGGCTAGTAGTAGTAATAGTTGGATCTGTTGTATCATTCCCAAAAATCGCAAACGTTCTCGTCGAAGCATTGCCCAGAGTATCTGTGGCCGTCACGGCAAACGAGTGCGATGCGTGTGTGAAATAATCAATTGGAGCATCGAATGTAATATTACCTGTTCCGTCAATTGAAACCGATTGGCCTGTCATGGTACTAATAGCCCAAGTTGCAGGTTCATTAGCAGTAACCTGTCCTATTGTTGTTGTACCATCGTCAAATATTGAACTATCGATTGCGTTGGGGTCACTGATTACTGGACCTGTCGCGTCGCGTATCTCAATATCAATAGGTCCCATAGTTGAGCTATTTCCATTGGAATCTGTCGCTGTAATATTAAATACGTGACTTTGTTGTGTTAGATAGTCGGGCGAAATGTTTAGTAGCACGGCCATTTCTGTATTGGGCTGGTCGGGCTGGTAGGAGGGGTCCAACTTTACCGGCATGGTTGACTCACTGCTAGTAATAGTCCAAGTTACGGGATCCCCGCTCAAGGGCAGAAAGTAGCCCACCCAATAATTCGGTCCTACCGTCGAGTCGTCGTTTAGCGGGTTATAGCCAGCCTCGTCCATTATTACTGGATTACCAGCATCTATAATATTAATTAATCTACCCATTCCAGCTCCGTGCGCGGCGCAGTTATAATATAACGTATCTGGAGCATTAAGAGGAACAACTAGAGTTGTTACACTATCTGTTCCTAGTGTTCCAACAGTGGTAGCATATCCAACATTAGATCCAGTAGATGTAGTGCTAATTTGTATTTGGTGTCCACTGTTACTAGGAGCAGATTGGTCAAAAGTATAAGTTGCGCCTCTTACTAACATGAGAAGGGGTGTTTCGTAGGCGTAGCCAGAATTGGGTTCGGTTAAATTAAATTTATTTACACCATAGTACTGCGAGACCTCCACGGTCCAGTCATTGTTGTAATCTGTTGGATTAGGCGCATTTCCAGTTCCAGTTC